GACACGAGTGATGAATAAATTCCCTCGTCCAGAAATTCAACGAATGGCTTCTGTGTTTGGTATGATGGAACTTGCTGTACATGCACCATTCTACAACAAACTAAATGAGGTACTTGGCCTGAATACAGATGAATTCTACACAAGTTACGTAGATGATCCTGTGCTTAATGACCGAATGAAGTTTCTGAACAATGTTGTAGATAGTGACGATGATTTATTGAGTTTGGCAGCTTTCAGCATTATGGAGGGCGCAATCTTGTTCAGTAATTTTGCAATGTTTAAAAACTTCCAAAGTAACGGAAATAATATGATTGCAAACACTGTACGAGGAATTAATCAAAGTGTAATTGATGAAGGACTGCACCAAGAAGCTGGGGCAAAACTCTTTAAGCAAGTTGTGAAAGAGATGAAGCTGAAAGGTGAAGATTTAGACATCCTTCACGGTAAGATTGAAGTTGTCGCTGCCAAGTTGCTGGAGCACGAAAAACGAATTATTGAAATGCTATTTGAAAAAGGTCCGTTACGCGGTGTTACAAAAGATCAGATGGAAGATTTTGTTGCCCACCGAATTAACATTTGTCTCGACGCATTGGGTGTGAATCCTTGCTTTAATGAAGGTGAGAATAAAATTGCTGAGTGGTTTTACACAGCAGTTCAAGGTTATCAGTCGAATGACTTCTTTGCTGGTGTTGGGAGGGAATATCAACGTAACTGGAACGAAAAAGGTTTTGAATGGAAAGTGAAAGGTACTGAATGACTGTAGATTTGTATGAGCAATTGAGTCAAGAACGAAAAGAAGGTCAGATTAATGGTACAATACCTGAATGGATGAGTACAGCAGGTTACCAAATGTTCAAGCAGAAGTATTTGTATCAAGCGGAAAATCCGTATCAGCAATTTAAACGAATTGCGGAAACAGCGGCTAAACATGCTCCAAAAAAGACTGCTCCAATTGATTCCGGTAACACTTATTATACCCATAGAGACTCTCGTCAATACTGGGCAATGAAGTTCATGGAGGTTCTGTGGAAAGGTTGGGTATGTTGTTCAACGCCTGTGCTTGCGAACATGGGAACGAATCGTGGTTGTCCCGTAAGTTGTGCTGGTAGTGTGGTTGAAGACAGTATTGAAGGTTTTTATGATGCTTATAAAGAGATTGCTATCTTGACTAAACAAGGCTTTGGTACAGCTAGTGATTTGTCTAATATTCGTAAACGGGGGAGCCCGATTAGTGTTGGCGGTAAAGCCTCCGGCGTGCTTCCTGTTCTAAAACACTTTGTGCAGGATATGCGCGACGTGGCACAAGGAACTGCCCGGCGTGGAGCATGGGCAGGTTATTTGAACATTGAGCACGGGGATTTTTGGGAAGTGATTCAATACCTTGAAGAACAACCTGATGATTTAAATCTCGGCTGGATCATTACAGATAAATTCATTTCCAAACTGAACAAAGGAAATAAAGAAGCTGTCAAGCGTTATCAACGTGCTCTTAAAGCGAAAATGATCTTTGGTAAAGGATACTTTTTCTTTATTGACAAAGTAAACCGTCAAGTTCCTGAAATGTACAAAGATAGAGGATTAAAAGTTGCATCGAGTCAACTTTGTTCGGAAATTATGTTGCATTCAGATTTGGAGCACACTTACACTTGTGTATTGTCTTGGATGAATTTAGCTAAAGCAGACGAATGGAAAAATACTGATGCTGTATTCGTTGCCACTGTTTTCTTGGATTGTGTAGTGTCTGAGTTTCTGGAACAAGCAAGAAAAATTAAGGGTATGGAAAAAGCTGTACGTTCTACGGAAAAAGGACGAGCTATTGGCCTTGGCGCAGGTGGTTTCCACACCTATCTTCAATCACACAACATGGAGTTTGGAGGTATTGAAGCACATTTGTTTAATGGTATTATTTTTAAACAAATTGATGAGGAATCCTTAAAGGCTTCTAAATGGCTTGCTCAAGAATTAGGTGAACCTGAGTGGTGTAAAGGTTACGGTGTTCGTTTTACACACAGGATGGCTGTGGCTCCAACAAAGAGTACAGCATTGATCTACGGTGGAATTAGTGAAGGTATCAACCCTGATGTTGCAATGAGTTTTACGCAATTGACGGCTGCGGGTGAAGTAGATCGTGTAAATCCTACTTTGCTTGCTCTCATTAAATCTAAAGGTTTGGATGTAGAAAATTGTATCAAAGATGTTGTAAAGGGCTACGGAAGTGTACAACACGTCGATTGGTTGTCTGATGAGGAAAAGAGGGTGTTCAAAACAGCATTTGAAATCAACCAAAGAGATATCGTTCGTTTAGCAGCAACCCGTCAGAAATACATTGATCAAGGTCAATCTGTGAATCTCTTCTTTGCAGGTAATGCTGATGAACATTTGATTTCAGAAATTCACCAAGAAGCTTTTGAGAACGAAAACATTCTGAGTTTGTACTATGTGTACTCTTCCCGTGGTGTTGTAAGTTCCAATAGTGAATGTGTAGCTTGTATGTAAAGGAGAAACAAACATGAAACGTCGTGTACCAATTAATTCTAGTATGGCTAGTCGTATAGTTGCAGAACATCCTTCCATTGAAGGTGTAATTAACCAACTGACCACTATTACTACTTTTACAGCTAATGGTGTTCCTGTACTGGAAATGGAGAAAACATTCCCTGTAGACGGTCAAGAACTAGTGAGCTATTACACTTACATTGAAGAGTTTAAACAGGAGGAAGGTCTTTGAAAGTTATCAGTGGGCGAGATATTAGAAAGGTTTCCTTCTTGTCCCATCTGTCTGATATTGACTTGATGAATCCTGCAAATGACCATCTTGTGAATCCTGTATTGCACACTATTGGCTTTGACCTTGAGAGAGGTTTAGCCTACAATGTAGCTCTACATAGAAGCTGGGATAAGCAAGTTGGAGTAGGATTGATTATTTCTGGTGAGTGCCGTACAGACAGGTTATTCCAATTATCTGAATGGTGTACAGCAGAAGACCGACAGATTGGGCAGGGTGATCTTTCCTTGGCAGAGCATTTAGCATCCATGGAACGTTCACAAACGAATTATTCAGAAGGAAACGAGTTGGAAGAAGACAAAGAAGCTTATTTGGAACAAGATGAAATTGAAGCCATTGAAGATGAAATCATGAACATGTCCATGGTCTTACGTGCCGTAAGGGGTGATCAGTATCGAAGGGACGGGAGTTTGAAACGCCCTCAAGACTACCATCAAGAGGAAGCAGTAGATCGTAAGCGTAAGAAGTGGACTAAACGTTCTAACGCTAAACGAGAGCAAATTTAACTAAAAAGGTCTTGACAGGAGAGATTTTGTTAGATACACTTCTTCTGTCAATTGAGGCAAACAACATAAGGAGGAATTTGTGAAATTCACTAAAGAACAAGTAGATTTCATCTCAAGGTATTTCGTACCCACTGTTTTAGATAGCGTCAGAGTAGTGCGGGATGGAATTGTGACAAAAAGTGATAAAGTGTGGTGGAGGATGGAAGATGGGCCAATGGAAGTTGTTGGTAATCTAGGCACACATTGGAAGAATATGTCAAACTACCCTAATGTCTACCAACACGACAAACCAGAGGGTAGCTATGTGGGCTATCAATATAAAGATTAAGGAGGACTATCATGAAAGTTTTTGATCAAATTGTTAGCAGTGCTATGCGTACTGTGAAAGTCGGTGGTGATGAAGAGCGTGCTGCACGTAACATCAATGCTGAGTTCCACGCTACGGCGTATGTCAGCAAAGGCAAGCTGTGGGTAAGTTACAGCGATGAAAATGGTAAACGTGATACTCGTGTGGTGATGTGACATGGATAAGCATTCTTCAAAAGAAGTAGAAATTCGCTTTGAACTTTTCAAACTTTTTTATCAAGAAACTACAGATTACTATGTCTCTATGCGCACCATGGAAGCAACGTTTCGTGACCTAGAATTTGGATTCGTGGATGATGAACCTAAAGAGGAATAGTATGGAACAAATTACATTTACAGTACAACAGCTTGAAAATGGCTTAACTCGCCTCTATCAAGAGTTCAATGACCATCCTGAATTGTTTTCTGAATCATTCGGTGATCCAAAAGAAGATGCTAAAGCTGTTGTAGCGAAATTGATTGAATATGGAAAGGAAGAATGGAATGTCTGAAGTATTGCGTAGTTACACACAAGAAATTATGCCCAAGATTCGCTCGTTGACTGAGAAGAAAGAGGAGCTTAAAGCATACCTTGAAGAAAATCAAGATGTGTTGCGTTTGAAGAACAACGTAAAAGCTGCTCAGGAAGAATTGAAGTTGCTTTATGAAACTGATGATACAATCAAGTCATTGCGTGACGAAATCAAAGATTGGAATACAGAAATTTCTGAAGCAATTAAAGGAGCAGCGCGGGCAACTAAAGACACAACCAATCCTTTCAAATCAAAACAGTTGAAGGATTATTATTATGCCCGTGCCAAAGAAGAGAAAGATGTAGTTGTAACAACTATTCTCAAAGGTCGCACTTTTGATCAACTGAATAAACTTATTGACTAATAACTAGGGAGACACAAATGAGCTTTTTCACTATCGTACGTACGGCTGCAACCTTCCTGCCCATTGTCACCGATGTTGTCAAGTCTGTAGAAGAGATTCATGCAGGCGATTTGACTGGTGCTGAGAAGAAAACTCTAGCATTGTCCATCATTGAATCGTGCTACAATGCAACCAATCCTGTTGTAAAGTTTGAGGATGTTTTGAGTGTCATTAGTGGCTTGGTGGACACGTCTGTTAAATTCTACAATGATGCTGGCAGGTTTGTTAAGAGTCTCAAAGAAACCAAAGCTGCATAAAAGAAAAGGCCCCTTCAGGGGCCTGAGAGGGCTGACTTAGTTGTCGGCCTTTTTATTTTGTGCCAGCCATTCTTTTGCACGTTGCATCGTGTCGGCATCGAAGCGGGAAGGAAGGTCTTCTTGTGCGGCTACCTGTTCATCAGCAACAGGAATGCCGAGGTGCTCAGAAGTAATAATTGTCAAAATAGTATTTACAACACCATACAAAGCAACAGCCAGAAAGTTAATACTATTTTCATCCAGCGGCCAGTGGACTCCGAATTGTTTTCCCAATTGGTATAGAGCCACCAGACCAACAGACAAAGTAGGAACGACATCGACCTGTCTACGCTGCCAGAATTGTTTGTCTGCGACGGTTTGCCCCAAGCGAAAGAGATTATAAAAGGCTTTAATTTTTTCCAACATTTTGTTTCCTCAATTGTTCAAGTGTTACACCTTTCAATTGGCAATGAACCATCTCCTTAAAAGATGTCCACCTACCAGCCCACTCTAAGCCAACTTGTTCTGCCAGCACACCGCACTTAGTCAACAGCTTTGTGTCATTCCAGATGGCTTTCCCGTTAATTACAGGAACCCAATCAAACGCTACACGGAAGTTATGATAGCTTTCTCCAGCCTTAGCGTTTGTCACCCTAGAGCCGGGCTTTGTACGTCCCTGTGCATACAAAGCATCCTGCGATTCAAAATCCCTATACGTAGACGTGATGATTATGTCTATCCCATTGAGGGCGCAAAGAGCAATGAAAGCTCTACACTTCTCTTGCATCTCTGGTGCAAGGTCTTCTATTTTTCGACTATTAATCATGTCGTCTTCCTTGACTTCTAATATCGTCAATCTTATCGTCAAGACGTAATAGCAACTCTTTAACAGATTCTAATGCCGAGCGAAGTTCATCTGCTGTGGCATATTTCTCAGCAACATATTGCTTGTAATCGCTAACTTCTTTTTGTGTATCTTTAAGCTGTTTTTTCATATCTGTAAACATACTCCACAATACAATCAACAAAACAGTTAACAGCCCTTGAACTACCCCCGCTACGCTAAATCCTTCCATTCATCCTCCTTCAATATGTACAATACTCATTCCTTGGTTCAAAGCCTCCTCCACAACATAGGAAGGGACTGCTACGTTTCCTAGAAATACCCCTGATAACTTTCTTGCAGCTATTACTAGCTCGCTGCATTCATAATTATTGTCTGCCCCGATATCAAGTTTTTTGAAGAAAGCTAGAACACAATCCCAAATGGAATATCTAGAAACACCTACTTTAGACAACAAGAATTCAAGCTCTGCACTATTAGGAGGAGTTTTTGTGTGAATAACGTAAAACCCCTTTTTAGCATAAACAGAAAGGGGGACTAATCTCACTTTAGGCCAAACGGCTTCAAGAATAAACAGTCGCTTTCCAACCTTCCATACTATTCCATTGTGGTTAAACTCTGAAGCCGTAAATAGTCTTACTGGAGATGGATGTGACGTTGCTATCACATCCCCACTCTTAATATTCCCTCTATACTCTGAATATTTCATAGCTTCGCCGCCTCAATAAACAAATCATCCAATTCATCTTCAGACAATCCAAGCAACGGACCAAGGACATTTACAAGCTGACGATTACGCTCAACCGATGAACTGAATTGCCATTCGATTTGTGCCACCGTCTTTACAGGATCATCAAGGGACTCAATAGCGGCATCCACTTGAGATAGCAATCCCGCACCAAGTAAAGCAAGACGGGCTTGGCGCATTGTGACAGATTGTGGTACAATCTTCGGGGCTGGGGTAGGAATGAATGTTTGTGTGTCAGGATCGTACACATCACCAACTTTCACACCGTCTTGCCATTCCACACAATTTGGCATATCATTAATGTCAACAACAGAGATAAAGTTTTTTACTACGTTGTTTTCATCAAGATGAATTACAGTGATTGTTGGGATTTCTGCTTGGGATGCGAGGTAAGCTTGTTCGTCAAAATTAGATGATTGGATTGTATTAATAATGTCTAACATGTTTTCTCCTTGTTTATTGGCAGACTTTACAAGAGTAAGTGATCAACACACCGTGATAATGGTTTTTCATTAGCACACACCCCACATTCTTACTTCACCACGAGCACCAGCACCGGATTGTGTACCTGTTTGTGTTGCACCACCACCTCCTGCTGGAATTGTTCCATCTGTTCCGTTGGATGCAACAGACGCTGCACCACCATTTCCAGCATGAATAGAAAAACCTGCTGCTAAAGCTACGTTACTACCATCCACAGTTCCCCCATTACCCCCGCCATAAACTGATCTATAAGTGGCCACTGTACCATTACTAGTAGCGGAAGCACCGCCCCACACGGCTGAACCCCCCGTTGGAGATGAAGCAGTCTCAAAACCTACTGATAGACCACCAGTGGATTGAGTAATAGGGACATTCCCTGAAAACAATGAAATAGCGCCGCCATATCCCGATCCACTGGAACTACCACCCGCCACGAAAATCTTACTTCCTATAGATGTTTCACCGCCAGCGTTAGGACTTCCGTTAGTTGTCCTCGCAGCCCCACCACCACCAATAGAGATTGTTTCTGTTGCTCCTAAATCACTTGCCCGAATTTTAAACGGGAAACAACCTCCTCCACCTCCACCTATTGCTAGGTTACTTGTAGGTTGTTTACCACCACCCCCGCCCCCACTCCAAGCCAATCCTTCGAAATAGTTGTATCCCGGAGGTTTTGTGAAATTATTGCTTGCTGTTGTTGTCCAGACGCGGTAGAATGAAGTGAGAATAACACTGTTGAAGTTAGTCCCATCAGAGACAAACAATCGTGTTTCTCCAGAATACATAATGTACGAAGATAAACCATCCACTAGATTAGATGACGTTATAGTGATGTCACCCGAACCAGTGTTTCTAACATACACATACCAACCAGCCTTTTGATTGGTAGTGTTTCCAATATTCTGAGTATAAGTTCCAGAACCGTAAATAATCTTACCGTTGTCCACCACACCTAGAGTGTTATTTGCAGACTGTACTACACCACGAATCAATGTTACAGAGATAGGAGTCCAGTTTGTAGAATCTAATGCAGGATCAGTTGTAGTCACACTGGACGCTGTAATCTTCCTATACGTTTGAAAATTAATCTGGCTAATAGCACTAGCATTCAATGCATAAGTACCTCCGTTCACCCAAGCTGCTGCACTAGCCGCTGTAGCTGCTGCTGTAGCAGAGGCTGCTGCATTATTAGCGTCAGTTGTAGAGGTGGCTGTATTCGTTGCTACAGTGGCAGCTTGACTGTTAATTGTAGCTGCTGTAGAATTAATTTCACTAGGAAGATTTACAAGGGCTGCCACAAATGCATCTGCTGTGGTTGCAAACGTAGCAGGCTCCATAGTTCTAGCTGGTGCTGCCGGTAAATTTGATACTGTCATAATCTATTCCTTTCATTCAAATTACTCGGAACTTCGGGTCTGAGTAAAACGAAGTTTTAAGAGGGAGAAGGACGAACTTATGTGAGTCCTTCGATTTGTATGGTACAGATGCTATATTCTGGATAAGCTATTTCGATAGAGAAATCTTTATAGAACCCATAATCAATAGTGCATCTATGTTTATCAAGGTTACTTCCGATATAAATAGTTGGTGTCGCACGTCTGGAAGCCAGAAGGTTAAACACACCGTTCATATCTTCTGGCTCCATGTACACAGTGTAATCACTTCGTTTAGCATAAGGACGTTCAAGAATTGTATAGTTCCCAAAATCATCTTGTTCCTTTACAGAATAATCTTGAATACTGAGTTTAGCACCGTGCTCAACACCAAAGAACTCCCCCTTATCTTTCGCAGAAATATTAACACTACTTCCTAATACACAAACACCACATTTGGTAACATCACTTGAATTGGATTTAAATTCTAATGTTAGTGTTGCATCACCGTAAGAGGGAATATCTGTAAACAAGAACGACGTGTCTTTGTAATACTTATTGTAAAAATAATAATACCAGTCCGTTACACCAGCGTACCCAATTAAATTGATAGTTTGGTCATATATCACACCGTCTGTCTTGTGAGAAAGAACAGCACGAACACTTTTACCATACACATTCATTAATGTTATACAATTGATTGGGTTGCCATTCAAAGCAATATTCAACTGAATATAAGAACTGCTAGTTTGACTTTGTACTGATTGATCAAACATTTTCCAAGCATTTGTACTGCCAGCATCTTGCCAATCCTGCGGATTGGTGGTAGGATTCTTATTAGTGTTGTTGGTCAATGCCACATACACTTTATGCACATTGCTGGCAACATATCTCACATATGTACCAATTGTGTAAGCTGTTCCACTGTTCCATGCTGTGTAATCTGCTTCTCCAACGTTTGTTTTAACAATTGCGTTGGTTGTTCCAACAACGTCTGCTGCACGGGTTGCTGTTACAGAAGTGGAAATATCTGCTGCGCGTGTTACTGTAGTGGATGTTGTTGGGATGTAGGAGGTAGCTACATAACCTGTCTCTAGTTGCACTCCCCAATGATATAAACCAGACACTCCGTCACCTGTGTATGACCTTGTTCCGTTTCTTAAGTTTGAGAAGATTGTGGCCCTTGCAGTAGAAGTTGAAACGCAAGTTGATGTGACACTAACCCTGTACCAACTATTCCCCATGTTTTGAATATAAGCAGAACATCCTGAATCTTTCGCTCTGACAACCTTGTTAACAAGATCAAAACTTGCAAATCTTGATGTGAAAACTGTTGCAGGGAATCCTAGTTCGATATCTCTGCCGCCAACATCCCTAACAAAAACAGAAAATGTATAAACTGTACCTGAAACAAACGACACAGCAGGTGTATCATGTGCATGAAGACCTGTGGAAGTATTCTCTATTAGAGATGCAACTGTTGATGTGCCATCAAGAGCAGTGCCTATGTTGTCTGTTGCAACAGCCCCTGTAGGAGTAGTCCAATCTGCGTGAGTAGTTTCTTGTGATCGAGTTAAAAGATTCGTAGCAGCAGCTTCTAGAGTCAATCCTTTGTTTAAATGTAAGTCTGGTGTGTAGTCATTGCTCCTAGCAACATTAATAGCTGCTGTTTGCATTACACCATTCTCATCAAAATACGTAGCAGTAGAGGCCCTTGAAACAAACGCTGTTGTATCTGGAATAGGACTTGTAACAGTGCTACCTGTTTCTAACTGAGCGTACGCAATGTACAATCCACTTACACCGTCGCCTGTGTAGACACCATTTGTCCCAGACTGTACTAAATCAATTTGCGCCCAATTAGTTGTATTCACACTACCTTTTGTAACAGTGAAAGAACAACGATACCAGTTGTCCCTTACTCTCTTTATAGACGCTTTCCCCCCGTAATAGTCCGTTCCATCTGTATCAACAGCTACAACAGTGCCTGTCGAAAGATCAAAGTAGGCAGCAATTGATTCCGTGACAGAGTTACTCCTTCGTAACGCTATTCTTGTTCTTTCCCCAGCTTTGGCGTAGACAGAGAAAGTTGTTGTCTCATTGCTTCCTGTTAATCCATAATAAACATAATGCCCACCATTCAGCGTATTCTCAACAAGCTTATCTGCATTCTGCCTAGCAAAAGCATTTTGCCCTTCTACATTTGGGATGATGTAAGTATTACTCTTACTCCAAACAGCATTACTAAAATCTCTCGGATAAGTTATCAAGTTGGTGGCAGCACCTTCAATTAAATAGTAAGGGGCAACAGTGGACTGGCTTACATTTGTCTCAGAAAGATAGGGATCATACTCCAGTCTCATCTCATTAACAGATGCACCACTAACAGAGAGATAACCATTAATGTCGTAATAAAGGGCAGTGGAAGCCCTTGTAAATGTTGAGTTGTCTCCCAACGTAATAGGAGGAACAATAATCATAGAATTCCTTTTAAAATAAGAGAAGGGAAGGAAAGAGAATTCCTTCACTCTCCCTCGTTTTAATTAAACAGATGTTGTAGTCACAACAGCCCCCGGACGAGTGCCCGGCATGCCTTCACCATCCCAGCGCTTGACAATGCGAACAACTTCTGTAAGCTTCTGATTAACTGCCAAATCACCAGCCCTCAGAGATACTTCCAAAGAGTTGATGGCTTGAACAAGTTCGTTCTGAGATTTTTGTTTCTCATCACTATCAAGTCTGCGCATCAATTCCGCATTGTCCGCTGCCGGAATCACCCTCTCACCATGATGTAGCATTGCTGGCATATCTTCAGGAATGAAATTAGTTCCAACATCGAAATGATGAAGATTTTTATATTCATCTCCAGAGACAATAGACGCAGCTACGTCCGTCAAACTTAATCCATTTTGAATCATGGAATTAGCCCAATAGTCCAACCCTGCCATATCAGGTGCACGTCCTAATAGGGATTGATACAAATCGTTTAGACCTGTATTTGCTCCGGGAGTTGCTATTTGTGTGGATACAGGTTGAGGGATAATAACAGGTCTTGCAGCAGCGGCAGCTACAGCAGACATTTGAGACTGTAGTGCAGTAAAACTGGTTTGGAACCCACTAACAGCATCTCTAACGCTTAACACACTACTGTTTATACCGTTCAAAGCATCCAATTGTACTTGGGCTGTTTGAATAATTTGGTCAAGAGCATTCAACTCTGCATCCCTTGCAGCTTCTAATGCAGTAATCTCTTTATCGCGGGCTTCTTCAAGTGCTACCACCTGCATATCCCTTGCAGCCTCAAGCGCGGCAACAGATGCATCAGCACTATCTTTGATAGCTTGAATTTGAGCTTCAGAGGTTTTCTGAATATTCTCTATTGTAGCATCAAGTTTATCAATTGTCAACTGTGCTAAATCCATCTGAGATTGGGCATCGTCTCTCAACCCTGCTAAATCACTGGCTGTTTGTGCTTGATCAACAGCGTATTCCTCGAATGTCTTGAAGAATTTGGTAGAAGGTGAAGAAATGTCTTTGAGGGCATTATCCAATCCTCCAATCTTCGTAACATCCATTCCCCTGCTGGCACGAATTAACTGTTGTGCAGATTGTCTACGAGCTTTATCAAGAGCATATGATTCAATCTTTGCAGATTCAATCGCATTTGACAGTGCATCAAACACTTGTTTAATTGCAGACAAACTTTCTTGAGCAACATCTTTCTGCTTCTTATACTCGTCAATCTGCGCATCAGCACTATCTTTAACCGCACGCTCTTGAGCATCAGCAGAAGCTTTCACCCATTTAATTTGAGCGTCTGTGCTATCTTTGACAGCTTCAATTTGTTTGGAGTAACTATCTTTTGTTGTGTCAATCTGCTTCTCATAACTATCCTTTACAATGTCCTGTTGCTTCTGCACAGCCGTCTTGAGTCTATCCAAAGCTGTGTTAGCTTTCGATCTCAAATCATCAAGAGCACGCTTCTCATCTTCAATTGCGTTAATACGCTCTTGCAGTGGTCTTAGTGAAGCATCCATAGATTGCATCTCAATCGCCCGCTGTTTAGCGAGAATTGCTGTACGTGCTACATCGTCTTTTTGATATTCAGCAATAGACAATTGCATAGACAAACTCTTGTCACGAATTGCATTAGCTTTATCAATTGCAGCAGCTTCGTCTTGAATGGCATACAAGCGACGTTTCAATGGACGCAAACCTTCTTCTGTAGCTTCAATTTCCATCAGACGTTGCTGATAGGTGATTGCATAAGCAGCAGCTTGATCTTTAGACGCATTAGCAATCTCAAGTTCTAAAGAGAGTTTATCTTTAGCAAAAGCTGTAGCTTTCTCAAGAGCAGCTTTCTCATCCTTCAAAACATTCAGCCGTTCTTGCCAAGGAATCAACGATTGCTCCATTGTTTCTAATTCAAGCTTACGTTGCTCGTTTGTGATGAGTTTAATAGCATTCTCATTCTTCTCAAGCTCAGCAATCTGCATTTGAATAGAAAGTTTATCCTTATACAAATCACGCTGTTTTGCAGCATCTTCTTCAGCAGCTTTAGCCAAAGCATCTTGTGCATCAATCACTTGAGCAAACGCAGGAGCCAATTCTGTCAGAGAAACATACATCTTCTGTTGAGCTACATCTTGCAAGTTCAATCCGTCAACAACCGATTTGAAAGCCTCCTTAGTTTCTGGTACTCGCATACCAAGGGAACTAAAAGCTTCATTAAGAGCTTTCTTTACAGGTTCAAGCTTTTCAGCATCAGTGTAAATAGCACTGATGTATGCGGAAGTTTTAGATGTTAAGGCATCTACACCACCAGCAATATCAACGAGACTCTGACGTACTTTCGCACTATCTAAGCCTTTAGAGCCAAATAAACTCTCAACAGATTTACCAAGTAACTTGGCTAAAGTGTTAGTGGAGTCAAATACTTTGGATAAACGTTCGAGAGTCGTACTTGCGGTTTCGCCTTGCAAAGCAAAGTCAGAGATATTTGGCACAAGTTTTGTTGACATCTCATCACTAAGGTCTTTGAAGAATTTAGTAAGAGCCTCTTGGTTTTTTTGTTGGTCACTGCCGAACGCAATGTCAAATGATTTTGTAAACCCATCTAAAGCATTAGACGATACACCGACAGTTTGAGCAAAATTACTCGCAGTGTTTTTCAACATACTAAAACTGGTCAACAAGGAATTACCTACATCTGTTGGTAGTGTAGATGTATCAGTGCCTCTCTTATCACTACGGAACCAACCACCTTTACGCATCCAATCTGCGTAAGACTCGCCAGAAACACCATTGTCGGCAACAGAGCCACGGATACCTGTTGCAGTGATTTGTTTTGGTCCCATGCCGAATGCTTTACTCAACAGAGCAACACCAGCGGCAATTCCGGCTACCCAAGGAAGTGCAGCACTGATTGTAGAGCCAAGAGACAATGCACTGGCCGTTGCCGCATCCCCAGCGGCAGTATAAGCCGCAATGGCATCTGTTATACCAGCACCACCAGAAATACCACTACCTATGGCACTCAGAGTTGAAGAGCCAATCATGTTACCAATTGCTGTAGCAGCGCCGCCAACGGTTGAAGTTAACCCTCCAGAAAGCAAGGATGCAATACCTGACACACCATTGACGGCACCCATCGCCCCACCAGATGATCCACCTAACATAGCTTGTGCGGTATTTGCAATTCCACTGAATCCCATGCTTCCAGCAACACTGGCAACAACATTCAGTACGATGGGTTTTGCAAACTCTTTTTTGATATAATCCAAGATAGTGCTCTTGAACATGTTCTTGATAGAAGTAGTCAAACTCTTCCAAATACTCGTACCCTTGTCAAATATGTTGTCGAAGCCTTTGAGGGTTTCGTCTACAATGTTGTTGACTGTTTTCTTCCAGTCTTCCAACTCAACATTGTGCATCTTAATTGCAGAGTTCTTGTCAATCGTTTCTTTTGCACGAACAGCATCTTCAACAGCTTTTTGATACGCCGCAATCGCCGCAGGATCACCCATTACAGCAGCACGTCTAGCGACCTCCAAATCCATATCAATTTGTTTCTTAATGGATTCGGCTTTGATACGTACTTTTTCTTTCTCACGAGTTTCAAACATCAACAAAGACTCAGCTTCTAGTTTCGCTGTTTCTTCAGCAGCAGTGGCACCAATCTTGTTAATATCCATCAAAGCTTTATTTACTGTCTCAAGAGCAGCAGCAGCAAGATAGGCTTGAGCTTTTAATTCTTCAGCAGAATTAGCAAATGACATTTGTGCAACAGTTGCTTGTGCAAGGTCTAGCGCTGTAGATTTAGCTTTAGAACCATACTCACCAAGAGCTTTAGCTTGTGCTGCGTATTGTTCTGCACGCGTGTTTGAACCTTTAGTCAAACTCTCAATCTTTTGAATCTCATCATTGATTTTCAACTGTTTATCAAGCTCAACACCTAACTGACGTGCAAACTCAATTTGCTTCGCTGTCATACCGGCACGTTGTGCAGCAACAGAAAGTTCTTTACTATACTTACCAATTACTACATCAGAGTTGGAAATAATCGAATCATAATATTCATTATTTCCTTTAATTCTATCTCTAACAGATTTCAAGAGGTCGTTATAAGTGTTAAGTTGCTTTTCAACAAATTTTACTTCATCGGCTGTGGCAGCATTTGCACGAATCTTTGCTTGGTATTCAGCGACCTTCGCTGCTGCAAGCTTAGTAGACGCAATTTCAGCTTCACGAGAAGTTAGGTTAGCTTCCGCTTGTGCTTTGTAGAACCCTTCTTCACCTGCAATACCAGTTTCAATCTCTTTACGTAAAGCATTTACTCGGGCTTGATGTCCATCTATCCATTTCTGAGAAGAGTCGATCAGTTGTTCAAAGAAATTGGGACCTTTAGATTTATCTTTATCTCCTGTGAAAGTTTTTTCTCCTGCTTTGTTTGCTTGTAACAGAGATTTAGCATAAGCATCTACTTCCATCTGCTTCTGCTTCCAAGCACTAGCTCCTTCAATCTGAAGTAGCAACTCTAAAGACCTCTCATCTGCTTTGTTTGCTTCTTTCTTAGCAGCTTCCAAGTCTTTTTGAGCTTTCATCAAAGCAATAACTGCTGGATATTCTTCAGATGCAGTGAAACTAAACCTATTCCTATTATAACTAGCAATCATTTCTGGTGTTGTCCTAGCACGAGCTTCATCTAAAGCTTTCTGCGCCAATTCAACAGATTTTTGTCCAGCAGCTTTTTGTTTTTCTAATGCCAACTCTTTTGTTACTTGAATTTCAGCAGTTTGTAATGCAACCCCCTTAGCTAGTTTCTCGTTCACTAATTCCAGACGTTTAGCCTCTTCTTCTAATGAATTAATGAAATCTTGATTAGATGTTGCTGCTGCTTTCTTAGCTTCTTCGGCAAGATCAGAGGTGGATTTGGCGGCTTTGTCGGCCTCCAATGACATCATTGTAAATACAGCTGTCACGGCACCCAATACTAAACCTATCCCCGGAAGGAATTTAAGGGCTGTGCTCAAAGCCCCAGTAGCCACTGTAGTTGCAATTGTGGCTGCCTCTACACCAATCATTGCAGCACGATAAGCAATCAATTCCGTACGAGCTAGTTGGATACCTCTGGCAATAGCAGAGAATAACGCAAAGCCTGCATTAGCAGCAGCACCTGCAATCATAATCTCCACAAATGTTTTGATTAAATCTACATTTTCAGAGAGAATTTTAGCAAGATTAATAAAACCTTGAGACACGCCCGAGATAAAAGATTTAAATTGTTCGGACTTGAACATATCTGTCAAGCCTTTTACAATATCCCTTATTTGTGGTTCAATTGCAGTGAACGCTTCTCCAAAAGAAGATTTCAGAGTATTAATCATTGTTTTGACTTGGTTCTCAGTTGTCTGAGCCAATTGCGCAGCCTGTAAAGCTGCTGTACCAGAGCTACTTTGAATTTGTGCTTGTACTTCTTCAAGACGATTCTTGTATTTGAGAGTACCATCAGCAAGACGCTCAGTAGACTCAGCAGCAGAATTAACCATATCTCGAATACCTTCGACATCACGTAAAGCACGTTCACCAAAAATTTCAGTAATTAATTTCTGTTGAGATTTTTGATCAAACTGATTTAGTTTTGAAGTGAATTCTTCATAAGCAGCAACCAAAGGTTTAGCTTTACCTGTAGCGTCTTGGAAACTAAAACCAAGTGCGTCTAGAGCAGCTTTAGCTTTCTCTGTGTTCCCCATCGCATTGGCATAGAAATTAGTGATAGCTGTACCGGCAGCAGAATTCTTGATACCTAATTGTGCTAAAGCTGCTGTTTGTGTAAGAACATCTTCAAAAGAAGCACCATACAATTTATTCACAACAGATGCACGCTTAACAGCTTCCGAAATACTTTCCACACTCGCCAGAGAAATGTTTGCAGCTTTAGCAATGCCATCTGAAACATAGTCAAATTGATCTGCTGTTGCACCAAAAGCTGTACCAATAGTAACTAACGATTCAGCAGCACGATTGATATCTGTGCCACCGACAATAGCCAAATTGCGCGCGGCACCGACCGCCTTAACAGATGCATCAGATTTCAAACCTGCTAGAGTTAGTGTCTCAAGAGCTTTGGTAATTTCTTGTGGACCATAGATACCTTGTCCAAGATCAACCAAAGCTTTACGCATTTCCTGAATACCTTCTGCTGTATTTTCCCCTTTGATACGAATGTTTTCTAGGGTGTGCTCTACTTCAGTACCGATGCTGATAATTTGCTTCATAGAAGCACCAATAGCCGCACCCGCAGCTAGCGGAGCAGCATTACCATACGTGAGCCACAGAGCACCAAGGGAACCTGTCAAACCACGAGCAGCAGCATGAGCATCAGACATGGTTGCTGTGTGGTGAGTGATGTTCACAGTAGATGTGCGGACAGCAGATACTCCTGAAGCCATCCCCTTATTCAAGTTCTCAATTTGTCTCGACAAAGCTGTTATAGAGGATGACAATGATTTCATGGCAGCGTCAGAAGCTTGTGTAGATTTATTGACAACAGACATAGCCTGTGTCATGGCAGCTACAGCACTACTACCAGAGGAAAACTTCTTAACCATATCATCTACGGCATCAACAAGTTTTTTTACTTTCTTCTCTGTATTGTCGGCTGAAGTTGTAAGTTGGTCTAACTGACGTTTTGCGTCGGAAATACCTTGGCTTTTTACTGAGATTACCAGTTGATCAATTTGCATGTGTCTTCCTATGTTTGTTTCTGTTTGCCGTTTCTGCGAATAGCATCCCTCCAACTTAATGCTTGCGCGATGTTCTTTTGTGCTATAATTTCTTCGTCCTCCACTTGATAAGGAGCTTTACGAAGAGGGTCACTTGCTCTAGAATACTCAGAAGCATACGCATCTGACATTTGTTTAAGTGTCTCTATTTCCCATAAAGTAAGGTGATACCTGTTCTCTAATCGCCATGCTCTTATTTCCTGCCAAGAAAGGGCTACCAAGCCCATACCTGTAGAGGTAGCTTGCCCAGCACTAAAAAAATAACCCACAAGCTTCTCGAAGGCCGGATGTACTTCAGGCAGTTCGACCGCAAGTGGGTTATCTGATTGCTTTAGAGTTTCTAAGCGGGATTGTTTTTGCTTGTCAGGCGTTGCTGCTAACCACGCCCATTGGCGAGAGTAAAGTACGAGACTTGACCTTACTTCTTCAAGAAATTTGAAGAATTAAATACGAAAGCGGTTACTTGATCACGAATCCACGAGACAGATTCTTCACTGTACAGTTCACGGAACTGTTGAGCAGTGGTGATTGGAGTACCACTACCATCTTCCATATTCTCAGTGGAAACAGACAGTTGCACCAACAGATCAATCGACTCTTTCTTGCGAACCTCAAGCGACTTGTTCTTGTTATTCCCAGCACGTTCTTTAGTTGCCAGTACATCCATCAGTTTTTGATACTTCTGGCTAGATTGTCCATACACAGTGATGCTGACAGGTTTGCCATCAACCTCCAAGTCCATCTCAGTTTCAGGGTCTTTCAGAATCAGCGTTGCAGTTTCTTCAAATACTTTGTTCGTGTTTTTGTAGTTAAACATGTTACTCCTTGTTTATGTTGTTAAATCGACTTTGGAAAACTCCTCTGTCGTGTTTGAGCGGAATCGCTCGTTGTGTTTCTTCGTCTTTTCTGTTAAAGTTTAGACTCGGAATTCACCTCTTTTAAAAATACTCTGAATCGAATACACTTAAAAGAGGAGCGCCTCGCAGGCGTACCCTCTAGAGTAGGAGAGTTGTTATCTCTCAAGTGGGAAGATCATACCACACTACTCCTTAAAAGTCAAGTTTTAAACTGTCAGAATTTGCGCATCAATATCGATGGTAAAATTCAGACCCAAGATGTTATCAGCACCTTGAACACTGGTTACAACACTTGTGACAATACCTGTGAAGTAATCAATTTCTCCTAGAGCGGTTGGATAAACAACTTTAAATGGAGTGGAGGCACGAGTACCAAACACTGTGCGCAAACTGTCTTGCACAGCAGCAGTAGTACGTGCAGCTTGACATTGCAGAGTACCATAGTTTACGCTACCTGCGCGTTTAACTACTTCAGCCGTCCCTACCGGAATGTGCTGAACAACAGTAGTAGTCCCACCAAGTTCACCGATATTAGTCACTTCATCAATCTCAACCCATGTCAGGGCTGCAAAACCAGCACTATTGTAAGTTGATGGGGTTTGTCCTGCTGCGATGTATACCTTAGTAGTCGCGCTTGTCATTGCGTTAGAAGACATATTCTTTCCTTTCTATTTAATTAGGCGTACTGTTCGACCCAAGCTGTCAAGCCGCTTGCACCAGTGAGAGTGACAGTACCTTGCAGGTATGCTGAGATAGTATCTAGAGGAACTACTTTACGAGCACCAGCAGCACATACAATGTTGAAACCAGAAGACACGTCCACAGTCGCGCCTAAACCTGCTGGGGCAATCGTAGTAGAGCCACTACCATCGATATTGACAGTCAACGAACCACCAGTAGAATTGTGCAGGTTCAAAACCTGACGAGTACCAGACGAGTACACCAGCGTATCCGATGCACCCAAAGTGGTTGCAGTGATTGTGGTAGGAACCGTCTTGGAAATTGTGTTGTTAGCTACAACAGCCATATTTATTTTCCTTTATAAAATATTTTGCAAAATATTTGTTTATTCTAAGAATCTTGCCTATACCATACGGTAATAGGAATCATCCTAAAATTCGTTTCAGGCATTGCTCTACCAATCTGAGGATGACCTTCAATTGATACAGTAGCGAATGCTTGTTTGTTAGCTGCCGGATATAATGCTGCAACGGCTTCAGCTAATTCTTCAATTTGTTTACTACCTTTTCCTTCAGGACAATAAACATTGATTTGGACAAAACCTCTTGTGCGCTTTCTAGAAAACTCTACAGTGGGATTACTAATCTTTTTGTCACTGAAGAATATTTCTAGATAAGGTGCTGGAGGATTTGGTGGGGTGAAAGCTACACCTTCTTTTGCTACAGGGATGTTGTTAGCCAATCCGTAAGCAATCAAAGGAGCTTCTAGTTCTGAACGTATTGTCATTTCAAATTAGCACTCCTTATTGTAAGCACTGCCAATCTAGCAGGAGAGTATGGCCCTGTGCGATCCCAGCCTAACAGTTCTACGCGCATCGCATAATCCAAGTTATTAGCCAACGTCACATATTCATCACGTCCATAAAACAACGATTGACTTTTTAAAGCATCAATCCTAGATTGTGTACCACTGCCCGACATATCAGCTACAGCACCTACTGTCGGATCAACATTATTCACAGCGGGATACCAAGAATTGATAAACAAACCTTTTGCATATGGTGCATCGGGTTGCACTGGGGAGAAGTCTTTGGCAAGTGTAAATAAACTCGTCACTGTTTCTGTTGCAGCCTCCCCTGTTTGTTTTAAAGCATTATCACAAGCTCTTTTTAAACTATCAGCAAATCCCATGTTACACCTTAGTAATATCTTGAATATACTTATACGTCCCTTTTACAAGGGTGCGAACGACGCCCAAAGCGTCAATAAGTTCTACATCATAAAAAAACAATCCTACTTGATTCGCTTGTGTTGCATCAGGAGAAAATTCAATAATTCCAGAGGAAGGATCATCAATAACACCTACAAGTTGATATACCTGATTGGTAGTGTCCGTTGGATTCGATTCTGTACTTAAAGTTAAATATGCTTGACATCCTGTAAGATTAACAATATCTCCCGTATTTTGATTTCTAACTTCAAACCTATCAGCGTAAGTGTCACCTCTAATTCTTTCTACTGTCATAAACTTCCTTTATACAATACTGGCAACATAAATATTACTATCTGTCAAAACAGCAGATAATTTGTCACCCTTTTTAATGTAACCTGTGACAACAAACTCTATAGTAGAGAGAGCACCATTTGCAATTACGTTTCCTGAAGAACAATTAATCGTTGTATTATTTACAGTGAAACTAATGTCAGCTTGTAAACCTTGTACAAATGTATTACCTGTCACACAAACAATGTTATTTTCTTGATTTATTGTGGCAACACTTCCTTGTGCGATAACATCTCCAAGAGTGGTTGTTACATTTGTATTCAAAAGAATGTTTGCAGCAATACCTGTTGACACCGCATCTCCGACTGCACAACCAATGTTTCTAATTTGATTGATAGTAGCAACACCACCGTTTGCTAAAACATTTCCTACGGAAGCGTTGACAGTTGTTGTGCCATCTCCAACTTGTAGCGTCACTGTGGCAGGAGAGCCGGTTGCTACACCATCTACATAAAGTTGGTACTGGAAGGTATAAACACCATCGGGAGCATTTGTAAATGTAAAGCTTGTATCCTCATTTGCATACAAAACCCCATCACTGGGCCATGTTGTTATATATCCACAGATTTCTTTTAGGTTATCATCAGGAATAGATAAATCATTATATGTATATCCGGGACCACTATCCCCTGTAGACGGGATTAAGCTTCCAATCACACCAGATTTAGGAGTCCCGCATACACGTCCTCTGTCGAATGTTCTGTTCAGGTTTCTTAACATTATCGTGCCTCATAATAAACACTGTCCGTTGTTGCACCTGTTGATCTAACACTTAACATGAGTACGCCGGGTGTTACCTCAATGTTTGTGGTAAATTTACCATTGCCGTCTGTTGTTCCAGAGCCCTCAGTTGGAGTAATTCCTGTCATTGATCCAATTCTTCCTGCTGGCCACCACGTATAATAAACAGCTTGATTTGAAAGAATCGTACCTGTATTATTGATAATCCTATCAGTGACAATATAACTCTTCACACTGGATATTACACCATTTGCTAACCCATCCCCCACTGTACAACTTATTGTAGTGGCACTGCCAAACGATATTGATGCTGTATTACCAGTTGCAGCAGTATCGCCTACTGTACAACCAATAATAGTCGTCACGTTGATAAGAGCATTTGACCCATTAGCAAATGAATCACCTACAGAACAATTAATATTTCCGGCTGAATTAATTGTTGCAGTGGCACCATTTGCAGTAGTGTCCCCGACAGAACAGTTAATATTTGTATTCAAAAATACAACAGCATTTACTCCTGCTGCAATTATATTTCCTACAGAGCAATTAATTGTTGTGGATGTAGATTCTGTTTCATCAATGTATGTAAATCCACCATTCCCAAAATACTGAAAAGTACCTGTCTCATTAATTACAACACCGTTAGAACTTACATACTGTTTAGCCATTTAACCTCCCAGCTTAGGGCAAATGTAAACTGTTTTACTAGCAGCATAAATAACAGGGATAACAGTTACTTCGCCTTTTCTAGCAGGAGTGAATGTTGCAGATAATTTTTGCTTAACAGGGGAAGACAAGCCTGTTGTTGTCCATGTTTCCGTACTTGTAGTAATATCAGTGGCTGTTGCTAATGGATCAGATTTAATAGTCTCAACAACACCACCGGGATATGTAACTTTCAAACCAATTTGATCATTCCTAAATGCACCACCAGTTCCAGCCCCTTGTGAGTCATGCACAATTTCAACAGATACAGTGGTGGAGCTAGTAGAGTTGACATACGTTGTAATTGGAACACCTTCCCAAGCGATTGTTGGATACTCAGCATCTGCTGTTGTAGTCATTTTCAAAGATATGGCTGTACCATCATCAGACGCGCCACCTGTACGAACAACAGTAGTTTCATCTCTTACAGTGCCTGCAAAACCTTGCACCCAGCACCTTAATTTAGCAGACCCGATAACACTGTTGTAAATTTCACCACGTTGTCCCGGTGCTCCGGGGGTTCCGCTCCAAAGTGAGCCTGTCCATCCTGTAGGGAGCGTACAGTTTGTGAATCTAGCCACAAATGCATTACCTCCGCTAGTTTGTTGGATCAAATTGAATGATGTACCTAGATTGCTAAAGTCAACACCTTCAACTAGAAATTTACCAATCCCACGGAGTCCTGCTTGAAACACAGAAGTAGGATTGGCTGCACCGGCTATAAAAGAGCCACCTCTCCACTCTAAATCACCAGAGATTTTAATCCTCTGTGCTGTACCTCCTAACTTTACTGTACAGTTTTTTAACATAAATCTAGCAGCATCTGTACGTGTTTCATCTCCCAGTTGGATCAGAGCAGCACCTGTACCAGTTGTTAAAATCTCTAAGGAACTATCCTCAAACCGCATATTGTTATTGCTACCAGAGCCAGCAATAAGAAAACCATATGTTGTCGATCCTGTTTGGCCACTGCCTGCCCTGAAAGTGATACCTTTGATCAAACAAGAGCCGTAGAGATTTATATGACCGTTAGATGTAGTGACAGTAGGGCTAGTGGACAACGTCGTAGGTGGCTCCGCAGCATCACTAACTCCCACAATTTGAGAGGGAGAGGTTGTAGTACCAGCCAGAGAAATTGTAATCGCTCCTGCTGTTGACTCTGCGTGGGATTGGGAGACATAAATGATATCACCAGCACTATCTGCTGCTGTGGCCCCTGTCAAATCAGCTTTTGCAAGAGCCCATGTAGAGCCGTTATCGGCATTATTACCGTCTGTACTTCTTACATAAATATTTGCCATAGATTAGCTCACTGTGAATGCTGCACAAGGTTGCAGTGAGCATCCTATTGTGCTGTTGTAATAAAGACTGTTATCATAAACAGTTCCGCTTGGTGTAAATGTTATCGGCCCAGTTCCTGTTCCACTAGGAACATTCATATATGCATTCGACAAGGTGACTGTTCCGGAGGGTGTAGAGGCTAGGGTCAGTATGATATTGTTACCACTTATAGCAGATGTGTAACTTAAAATTGTTCCATTGTCTTTCACTTGGAAAGTTGTAATAGATGTCCCCGCAGTGCTACCATTACCATCCATTAAACTTGTACCTCCAGAATGAATGACAGGGACAGTAATAACATTTCCTATCCGGGTAGTGTTAGCAGGGTCAATTTTCGGTCCAGCGCCTGAAGTACCTATTCCGTATTGATAAAGTGCAGATTTTGCCACTCTCCTGTCAATACGATAAAAACTTTCACCAGTAATATGTACAGCATCCGAAGTAGCAGCATCATAAGCACAAGCTGCTAGGAATGCACCGGAAGTTTGCTCAGCATACTCTTGAGTGGCAACTCGTATTTTGCCAAAATCCCCTTCTACACTGCCATTACGACTCCCCGGTCCAAGTGAGATGACCCCGAACTTAAAATTACTATCATTGCGACCGTTCAAAGTTTTACAATTTGCATGCACATTAGCTAAATAACTTTTATACGTGTTGGCAGACATTGTTGCAGCATCTTCTTCTCCTTGATGCCATAAACACATCTCGAAGTCTCCACCGATGTCTTGTATAAATTCTTTGAAACGTTTTGCTCCACTACCATTATTAGTCCAACTAGTCCCAGTAGCTTGCCATGTTGTTATACTTGTCCCTCCAATTGCAGCATTTACAACAAGAACAGGTAATCCTAATCCTTCTGAAATCAGATTAGCAATGAATACGTGGCCATCACCATTATTACCCACTGAAGTGTAAGAACTGTACCCGCCTGCACCGAACAAAGTGTTTGGCGGGAATGAATCATTTACATTACCAACTCGTCTGTAAATACTGCTACTTGTTATATACTCTATCGCTTTAGGATCACCAAGTGGATATTTATAAGGGGTTGTTGGACGATTGGCCATATTAGATTGACCAATCTCAGCAATGATCACTCCTACACCAAATTTATTAGTGCCTGTCCATGTAACGTTGGTATTCACAGAGCAACGATATTGCAGCTTATACCAACCGCCTTGAGGAACGTTCAGATTTCCACTGAACACACCGCCTGTTGGATTGCTTTGAATATCCACCCACTCTGTCTGTCCAATGGCTGTTGTAGCATCAATCAGTCTTACTTGGATTGCTAAAGGGGCACCAGTGTATGTTCCAGTAAATGTGATGGTCTTACTTGTACCAACCCTCTGATAAACTCTTTGATTAGTAACGTCCGTTCCAGTAATAGAGATCGCAGAGTTTGACCGTCCTGCCAATATCGTTGCGCTCTTTACGCAAGAATAACTATCGTTGACAGGAGATGCCATATTATTGCGCCGTCAGAGTGAGAATGTCGTTGTTTGCACCGGACCAGTCAATTACTAGATTACCTGCTTGAATACCTGCCGTACCTCCTGCCGAGATTTCCACATAAGCCAATGCGCGCTTGTTCGCATCAGTGTTATTGTAAATAATGCCCCAAGCACCGTTGGTGAAGCCTGATGCGTCTTGCGGGATAGTTACAACATCTGCACGGAAGGTTGGTACATTACTTACAATAGTCCAAGAGGGATTGGCCAGAGTAATCGGCCCAGTGTAGCCTGTACCTGTTGCTACTTGGTTAGTTGCGAAATTTGTTGTACCTGTACCACCCCAATGAGGGGCGGCGGTAGAAATAGCAGGAGTGGTGGTGGTATTGACAATACCAAGCTTCAGCGTATCTCCGTCCATATCATGAATCTTATTACCTAAGTCCAGCAATGCTTGTGCAAACCATTTGATAGTGCCTGTTGCCATTTGTTTTCCTTTGTTTAAATGCGAACGAATAGTTCATAATAAAGACAGTTGTTTAAAGTGGGATTACACTCTTTCACTGTCACAATTTCATACACTCTATTTCCCATTTGAAGCTTATCTTTTGAAGGGTCAATATCTGAGAAATATTTACTAGGTTTTAGCCACACTTGCTTATCTCCAGAACGAATTAATGTGTTAGGTTCTTTTGTAGCCCCTTGAAACTTATTGATGTAGTCGAATGGGATAGTTTTTGTTTCGTATTTCTTTTCTGTTTGAACGTTCTCAGATGTTGCAGCGTTATATGTATCTGTGTATTTAATCAAATAAGCTTTACAAGACCATCCTTGTTCATCGAAGAATTCTGAAACAACTGAGTCGAAGTCATGGGTTGACATTTGACCCCCAAGCTGTCATACTCATATTTTCATCTACAGTGAAAGTGTTCCAGTTGTTGTTCCAATTGGAAATGAAAGTATTGATAGGATCTTCTGCATTACTTGTGCTTACACTATAAGGAATTGGATAAACATTACTCATGAACGCAGGGTTACTGATTGTATCAATCAAGAAAGTTCTGTAATTCTGGAATGCCTCAGACCCCCAAATTTCTAATTGAACCATTTTCTTATGGCTCTTGAAACTAAGCTGTGCTAGAATAAATTGAGCACATTGTTGAGAAGCTTTTGATAAATTCCCATTGTTCTCTTGTAAAACATTATAAATAATATCGTCACCAAGGAAAGGTAGATCACCCACATCACCGATTCGTAATCTTACTTTTCCAACATCTGTGTTATAATCGACTGACATGTTTTCTCCTTATGTTATTTATAAACTCTGCATAGAATCTATAAATAACAGCCCCTTGTTAGAGGCTGGGAGTCTAATTAGTTAGACGATGTTGCTTCGATTACCAACGCAGGACGATAGATAACATTGATGAAGTTAGACTCCGTTTCAATCTCAATCTTCGTACCTTTTTGGTCTTCAAATTCAAACATGTACACTTGTTCACCTTCAGTGTTAACAAAGCCGAAGCGGTCACATGGAGCGAACAGAGTTTTGAAAGCATCGGTTCCCAACGGAACTGCAACAGCTTTACCTGAAGGAATCAGGGCCGTACCATTGTACGCGTCACGCATTTCAATGAAGGTAGCACCAGCAAATTCAAACACACGATGCATGGTGTTGTTACCACCAAGACGACGGCGCAGAGGCTCTTGAGCACCCGAAGTAGTGTAATACTGATAAGCATTGACGACTTTAGAGTGACTAATTAACTTAGCAAACCAAGTCGGAGAGCACAGGAAGACAACACCTGTTACAGTCGAACCATATTCACCAGCATTATCTTGAATAGCTGCAATGACCGACTCAATTTTGCCTACAATGTCAGTAGCCGAAGTACCGAACACAAAGTCCACAGAAGTTTGCGTAACACCAAACTCGGTAAACCAGTTTTGCGAGACAGTGCCAGATGGTGCATACACTGTACCAGCAGTCAGAACTTGTGCGCGGGCGGCTTCCAGAGTCCAAGCATGGTTACGACGAATACGTTCCATTTTACGAGCACGAACATTTGCCAGCTTTTCGACTTCGTTTGGCTGACCGTAAGCACGAACACCTTGCAAATCGCGTGGCGAAATATAGTCATCCAGAGGGAAGTGAGGAATATTGAACGAGTGCATTTTACGGTCATAATTCTTACCTACCGTAGAACGATCACCGCGCACACGGTCAATGATTAAAGCACCATTTTGAGTAATTTCTTCAAACTGGACAACAGGGCCAGTCACAGATTCTTCTTGGAACAAACCCATATTACCAATGAAACCCCACGAATTAGGAATTACATTGATTTCTTGGGTCCAATCGGCCATCTTAAATTGGCCACCGTCACGAGTATCACGAATAATCATGAATAATTTCCTTTATAATTAAACAGCTTCTACAGGCAACATGCCCAAAGCGGTCAGTTGAGCGTAAGCCAAATCCAGTTCGGCTTGAGTGTCCACAGACGAGCCGAACACCAAACCACCTTTAGATACCAGAGCGGGGCCGCGAGTAAGGGCCAAGACTTTCGTGTCAGTAGTAGCAGCAACGGCAATATCACCGGAATAGCCAAGTGTGTCACCGATCATGATTGCGGCGGCAATTTGAGAACCATCCGTAGCAGTGGCCTCTACTTTTTTATATTTAGCAGTACCAGCAACAGTAATTGGAATCGAATCACCAACAACAAAATCAGTCGATCCATCTGCCAGAGTGAATGCCAAGCCGCCTTGAGAGAATGCGACACCAACTGTGCCGTAACCCATTACACTGCCGTTAGGTTTAGTAACAACGAAGTCACCAGCATTGGCAGCAGCCTTAACAATCTTCAGTGTATAAACACCAGTTTCCAAACCGGCTACAGAAGTTACAGTGATTGCGCCCATTGCACCATTACCAGTACCAACAGTGGAACCGGCTGTACCAGTAGGCGAAGCCAAGAATTTACCCAACACAGTACCAACTTTCATCGTCTGTGCGACATCATAAACCGTCAGCACATCACGGCAGAAAGCCGATGCTGGCTCATACTCATGTTTTACAACCAGCGAGAAGCAGTTGCTATCAGTAGCAAAAACAGTCATTTTCTATCCTTTATTAATTAGGTTTGTATTTCTCTTTGAGAATCTTCATTTCTGCCGATTCTGCACTCAAAGCGTCAGCAGATACTTCGCCTTCCCCGCCTTGCTCTGTAAAGAGAGTTGAATTGGCTTCATTGTCAGCCGACATTTTAAGAGCACTGGCAATAGCTTCAAAAGCTACATCATCCAGACCCTCAGTTGCGGCTAGAACTTTTGCAGCCCGTTCATCGCCAACTTCTTTAGAAAGAGATGCTAAACGTGCATCCATTTTTACTTTCTTTGCTTCAGCTTCAGCAGCAACTTTTTGCTCTGCAAATTGCGTCAGTTGTGCTTCCAAAGATTTCACTTTGTCTTCCAGAGCAGTAGATTTAGCTACAGCGGCATCGAGTTGAGCACTTTGTTCAGTGAAGCCTTCCAACAATTCTTTGTATTCTTGCGAATCCGTTACAGAGAAAGTTACAGTTTCCTGCACATCCTCTGCTTCAACATTGGGAACAATACCCAATTTCTTTTTCAAATTTTCAAGCATTAATTTGCTCCCTTTGTTAAAGTAGACAGATAATCTACAAATTGATTATGATCCATAATTTTATTTACAAGACCGATTGACAATGCTTCTTCAGCATCAAACATCTTTGCGTCCATGTCAGAAATTTCTTTTGCAGACAATCCCGTGTATTTGTTTACATGGTCGATAAATTGATTTCCAAGTTTTGTCACAGACTCTTGCATACGCGACAGGAACTCTTCAGAGAAACTTCCATCCTCATTAAAAGGTGTTTTACCCGGAGTGGAAGAAATATAGATTGGTTTTAGTCCAGCATTCTCTAATGCTTTAGAAGCATCTAGAATTGCACAAACACAACCAATAGAACCTGTCTCGGCACTAGGATGAATAATCACTTCGTCAGCAGCAATACCAATTGCTAGGCTTGCTGACGCAGATTGTTCATCAATATAACTAATCCAGTGTACTCCTGCATCCGTACACATCTTACGAAGATCATTTGCCGTAGAGAAACAGTGCATTGCCTGACCCCCGGGGCTAGAGTGAGTAGTCACCAAAACCTTGATCCCACCATTGATAAGTTCCTGAGCTTGTGCTAAGATACCTACATAGCTAGTTCCTTCGACAACACCGCACTCACCGTAGACAGGTTGATATGACAGAGCACCATCTATAAGAATTTCGCCAACATCACCATATTGTTTTTGTTCTTTTTTCTTTTGAAGATTTTCTTGGGGTACAACAGCAAAGTTCACAGAGTTACGCATCTGAAGATAATCAATAATCGGCTTCAATGCTTCTGCTGTAACTAAATGTGGGACAGAATATAGACTCGCTAGGAGCCTGTGTAAGCTATGTGCCATATGGCTCCTTTATTAATTGTTTTCTTTGTTTGAAGATGAAGTATCCTCTCCAGCAGCTTTATCAGAAGTACCATTGCCAGAGCCTTTTTCCATACCATCACCAGAGCGAGAACTGTTACCAGTCATTTTGTCTTCGGGAATAGGTTCGTCTTCAGGAATCGGGCTAACTTGCATCACTTCACGAACTTTGTTTATGGTTTCATGGTCTTTAACCAACAAACCAACAGCAGCAGTACGTTGCAAATATTTACCATATTCATCCATGTCTAAATCGATTACGTCATCGTATTCAAATTTACACATTCTGCTTGTGTCCCAACCATTTAGCTCGTATAATTGTCGTACCAAATCGTTGTTGAGAACTTCTTGAATTTCCTTCAAACGGAATTCAATAGCCATTGCTAACAAATTCTCTTTACTAGAGGACAGTGAGAAAGAACCAACGTTGTTTTGTCCTAGACGCACAACATCGCAAGAAAGTGCTGTCAGAATGTCATTCTGCAAAGAAGTGATGATTGTAGGAATGTCGAAAGACTTCCCACCTTTGGCTTCTAGCAGTTGCAGCGAAACAAGGTCTTCTTTAGTTTCAGAGTCGATAATCTTAGGGAGAATCACACCCTTCTGAGTACCCTCTGCAAGACCTTTTACAATCACTTTAAAAGACTCGTACACAGCTTTATCTTCAGCAGAAGCGTTTGGATCAAGATATTTTGGTGGGATTTGGAAATATGGAATCCCTTGCAAATCTTTAGACACACCTAGCATCAATTGATCTTTAAGCAGTGTTAACTGTTTGTATGGCAAGAATACACAACGCAAAAGAGATTTACCTTGTGGATTGTTCTTTGTACCGTCAGCCGTGAAAATCATAATTTTTTCACGTTTGAGTTCTACCACACCATCATCGTTCGTATTTACTTTGTATCTGGAAGAACCTTGCAGGAAAGACATATTTTGCCCTACTGCTAGAAGTTCTCTACCATCTTCAGAAAAATACCACTTTGTAATCGTTTCTTGGCTACGAGGAGCAAGTTTGCGAATACCTACTTTACCATCGTTGTATTTACTACCGTTCTTTTTCAATCTGCGACGATAAACTTTTTCAATGATAGCATGACCATACTTCAGATATGGTAATACTTCGGTCATGAAGCTTGTCCAACTTCCCTCCATATCATCTTTGCAAGATGCGATAAATTCTGTTCGTTCTTTTTCTATATCAGTCGCATTCTCTGGTGGGCAAACTTTCCAGTTTACTCGTGCCATAAACATTGTGTAGACATTGAAAGCTGTCGAAACTGTACTATCCAACATCATCTCTTCGATGACTTGCCACAAAGCAGGGCCGGGAAGAAATGTACGTTGTTTTTCATCTAGAATTTGTTTTGCTGAGATTCGGAGTCCACTGTAACCTGTCTCCGAGAGGGAAATTCTTGGAATTGCCTGACCTTCATCGGCCTCAAGAGCCGTATCTGTGGGCTTCTTTTTAGCCATTTTCTCTCCTGAATTTTTACGAGCAAGATTGTAGCATGAGAAATGTTTCTTGTCAACATTTTACAACTTTGCTCTTGTTTTCTACATTTTGTATGTTATAATGTAGGGATTGGGGATGGTTGGGTTAGGTTGGGTAGGGAGAAATTAGGCACATCCTGATTCCTCACCAAGTAATTGAAAACATCACTCGTGGCATCGAGTTGATCGTCCTTAGAATGTTTCTGAATTCTCAAATCAGCAGAGAATCTTTCTAATTCACAGAAGTATTCTTCGTTCCAATCCCCTCGAACAACCTTTACAAAACCCGATTCAGCTAACGAACAGAATGGTAAAAAACGTGTCAATTTAGATTTTCCACTCACTGTAGGTGCTGTTTTTACATAAATACCTGCTTCAGCTAACACTTTCTTGAAAAAGAAGGATGCAGCTTTACCTGCCGCCGCTGGGTCAGTTGGGATAATGGTCGTAGTCTTATCTCCATCGTCTTCAGCTATTTCGGCGACCTTTTTTAGCACCTTATCTACGCTTGCTTGAAACCTAACAACGTCTTCAATATAGTAGAAGCCTAGTTTATCTCTACTCATCTTAACCCCAGCAGTGAAGTCAGGGTTGTTGCTTTTTGTTTTTTCTTCAGAGGCAAAATCCCAAGCTCTTGCCCTAACTGCGTCTGGTGGCGCAAAATCAACAATCTCTACCCAACTTCTATCGAAGAAACTACTTCCTTGCTCTCGGGCTGTCCACGATCCGTGTAAAAAAACTAACTGATTTACGTAAGGTTGAGACAACAGAGAAGGCAAATAACTGTTGTTCAGCGGTGGTAGCAAATATTTGTTGTCAAAAACACCAGTGGGTATGAAACGGAACGATTTTGGCATAAACAAACGAGTACGATCATGCACACTCAATTTGTTCATCTCATCTTCAGACATCTTATGAGCGTATATCATCCCTTTGGGTTTACCATACAACTCGTAGCATTCTTCTGGACTGTCAGCCCATTTTGCCTTATTATCCTCAACGTAAAACCAACGAATTCTGTTCTCTGTTCCGGAAACAGGTACACCTGTATCGGGATCAAGGCAGAAATCAACCCATTCCTTCATAAAACTGGAGAACTCTGGATTCCCAGTTAATAGAAGTTGAGGGTGAATATCAGAACCGACTGTACGCAAGCGAGACTGAAGGAAAAGAATCTGTTTCTCTGTCCAACCTGTACAAACTTCGTCCACGCAAATTCGAGTTAGCTGACTCCCCTGCCAAGACCTCAAATCATCATCACAAGAAATAGCACCGAAGGCAATCATAGCTCCACTGGGGAAAATCCATTGCTTATTTTGTGTTTTATAAGGCTCTTTCGTGAAAAATGAGTACACGTTTTTGCTCTCATCAATTAACCCACCGAGTTTTTTTAACTCTGGCTCATAACGACGGAGGATAGAACAACGAAAATTCTTATCATGAATGCCGTCAAGGTTTTTCATTAATACGCTTGCAGATTTACCTCCACCGGCCATGAGGCACTATTCAACAAAGGTCGTTAATCTTTGCCCGCAATTAAGCTGCTTTATATCGCTATAAAGATTAGACTATATTTTCTTTCTCCTAAGAGAAGACTCCCGTTTCCACTCACTTGAGTGTACGCTTTTCAGCTAGTCGTTAGACACACCCATAAGGGCTTCGTTCGGGATTGTCTACTTGAGAGTTCCCCCGAGTTAGAGAGTTGTTTTTAACGTGGAGGCACCGGATTATCTACCACCACCGAGAAAAATTACATCAGTTGTTTTATCATTAAAAAACATCCTCTGTTTTTCACTGATAGGCTGAAATACTTTCTTTTCTTTCTTTTGTTTAGTCATTTGTTAATTCCTCTATTTTCTTATTCAAAGCTTCTCTATCTACATCAAAGAAACACTCAGAAGAACCATTGAACTTGATTTCAGGATTTTTATACAGCTTTCTTAGATATCGTAAAAGCTCTGTTTCAATGTTAGAACAAACAAAACCACTTTCAAAATTGTGTTGCCTAACAACCTCAAAACAATGACCTGCATCTACATTTAACTCTCGGCATCTTTCTGCTGCTGACCTGTTCGTAATACCTACTTTGGTCATATCTCCTGAGTAGAATACATATAAAGTGGCTGGTTTATTCGCATTGAACCCGCCTTTATTGCAATCAGGGCAACCTGTATTCTGGTAGTGATGACTTGAAGCTCTAGTTTTGAAAAATCCGTGGCCGGATTCTCTGCAACCTATCTCCACAGGTTCATGATAAGATTTGTATTCAAGTCTTGAATAATCGTACTTATCTCCATATTTTTCTTGACAAAGGAATATAAACTCTTCAGTCGTGTATCTTTGATTTTCAGCAATTCTTTCAAAAGCGCAATCAGGACAACCATGACCTTTTAAATGAACTTTGTAGACCTGATAGAAAGGTTTATTGTGTTTCTTACATACAATTTCAATTTTCTCTTTACTATCTATTCTTACAAAATTTGGATATTCATATTTGTCACCATGAATTTCTTTAAATTTCTCTATTAGAGATTCTACAGTATGGCCATTCCTATTTCTAATTCCTTGTATAGTTCGCTCCCTTGCGCATTTTTCGCAACCTTTGCCGGATGCGTGGCATGAATAGGTTTGCCAGAAGAAGCCGTGAACAGGGCATTTAATTTTTATTTTATCTTTTGCCGTTGTGTACTCAGACTCAGAGTAGTCGTAAAAGTTATTGTGAATTTCTTTAAGTTTGTTTATTTGTTCTTCAGAACTTTTCAACGCATTAGATGGTCCGGGAAGACTTCGGTTTCTTAGTTTACCATTTTTGAGTTGTACTTTATGAACCTTTTGAATATGCCCGTTTTCAAACTCTACTATTACATTATTGGCACTGTTATATTCTATAACTGCAACCTTGCCATAATTATTAGTTTCAAAAATCATTCCCGGAACAACTATTAAGTCTTCTTTTCCCTGCATAACACTCCCTTAACGAGTTAATAAATGCGGCTAGATAGAAGTTAAGGTTCTACCAAGGGAGCTACCCTGTTCGCCGCGTAATCTTGATAGCACGCCACACAAACCATGCCACTATCTCAAAGCCCTTAAATGGCTTCCTCTCCACAACCTAAATAAATCTACAAACTACTTCCCACAAGTAGTGCACTCATAGTACCAACCACAATCCCAAATCCCACCTTTACCAAGACAAGTTGCACAAACTTCCTCCTGCTTGTCTTCAGTCTTCTTCGACCAATCAATCTTGTCCCAATTTGAGGCAATCTTTTCACGATCTTCTACACGACGATGCGTTCCTTTACCAGCTTCTTCGTAATAAACTTTTTCTTCTTTAGACATTGTTCCTCCTAGAATTTTGAATACGACAATTCGTAGATTCGTGTGTAGAATCTCTTTTGAGTTCTTTAGGGATTGTCTTACCGTGATGAACTACTACAGATGACAGCGCAATGACGGCTGCAACCAGATAGGTAGAACACTCACGGCAAGAGCCTACTCTGAAGACAGGATGCGGTGAATGTTCTGTAGAATTGCTTACGTGGGTTATTTCTTAGACCACTGTAAGTGCTGAACTAAGAAGCCTGTAAGACTTTAAATGGTGCTCCGTGACAACCGTACACATCAATCGTTATTAATTGAATAGCAGCGGGTTGTGCTCCGAAGGCTTTATCAGGCGTCCCTGAATTTCTGTGCTACGGGCCATGAAGGCGAATTAGAGAGCGGAATGTCAGAAATCGAACTGACTACTGTAACTTGGAAAGATACTGTGTTGCCACTTACACCAATCCCGCTTTATATGGCTGTAGAGGGTGGGATCGAACCACCGACCAATTGATTAACAGTCAACTGCACTACCTCTGTGCTACTCTACAATAAATTTGGATGCGGTCGCCAGAGTCGAACTGGACTGAAAGCTTATGAGACTTTCGTGCTACCTTTACACTACCCCGCATTTGAAACTTGGTGCTCTGTGACGTGCTCGAAACGCCTATGCTCCCTTACAAGGGGAGATTTTACCATGTTAAACTAACAGAGCATTGAAACTTGGTACAAGCGGAGGGCAACGATCCCTCAATCCCGAAGGCGGCAGATCTTAAGTCTGCTGTGTATACCAATTCCACCACGCTTGCATTTTATTCTGGTCTGAGTGGCTAGATTCGAACTAGCGACCTCCCACTTCCAAAGCGGGCCGTCTGACCTGACTGACATTACACTCAGATGGTGGATTGAGAAGGAATCGAACCTTCACCGTGTCTAGCACGCTACGGATTTACAGTCCGCGCCAACTTAAACCAATATTTGGCTTCAATCCATGGTAGGCCGGGAGAGACTCGAACTCTCAAAAGCATGGTTTCTAAGACCATTAGGTGTACCAAATTTCCACTAGCCACCAGCCCATTAACTCTAATGTACAACAACTTCGAACAATTGTCAACACATATTTTGGCGGAAATGGGGTAGAGTCGAACTCCCAAGGCTGTATTGCTACAACTCACACGGTTTTCAAGACCGGCACCGTCGCCCATCGGTTTGCATTTCCATAACTCTAGCAGAAAGTATCCGATTCGAACGGATGGGACTGCATAAACAATCCGACAGGTTAGCAACCTGCTGCCTTAAACCTCTCAGCCAACTTTCTATAAATCTCATCTGAGAGCACTTCAATCAACAAAAGTGCAGAGGAGGTGCTACACTCCTGCCAAGAGCGCTCAGAAAAGATGTCTGAATTAACAGACAAAATAATCTTAACACACAAATTTGAAATTGTCAAGAATTTGGTATTTCTTGCTGTTCATTGTTAGCAAATTCAGGATTAATTGTGTCAAAATCAATAATTGCGCCCTCACTATCATCCTCTTCTGCCGTGCTTCCTGCCCCTATATTCCCCCGTACACGAATTTCTGCAATTTTCCTTGTCACATCATCTTTGTTGCGTTGTTCTACCATGCGGGACATGTTTTCCATGAAAATCTTACCAGCATTTGTGCGTTCACTGTTAGAAGCGTTCTCATCTGTTGCTATTTTAGCAAGAGCCTCCATCACATCTTCAATGTGTTTGGCTGACTTTTTGATAACTTTATCAAACTCATGACCATTTTGTTTGAGGAAGCTCCCTCTATCTACTGGCTTTTTATATGTTCCTACAGGTCTTCCTGCCTTGCGTTTTTCCTCGTCACCCTCTACAATGGTAACAGAAGAATTTGTCTGTTCTTCCATGTTTCCTCCTAATAATGGAGGATATTATCATATTGTTCATCAGTTGTCAAGTTATGGAACATTCACTACTGAAGTTTGATACAATAATCCATTCCAAGCGGCTGTAATATTTGCATTACTTTCACTCACATAAGAACCTTGAAGAATGAAATCGTTCTTCTCTAACACCATAATAGGAGGATTTGCTTCATGTCTGTAAGGATTATCTGCCATGGAAATTTCAAGAGGTAGTCTGTAAAATCCATTAGGAGAACCGAAGTAGGTAGCTACGCTGGCATCTGTCTTTACAGTGGGTCGATTGATACCAATGAAAATACTTGTCACACACAAAGTGTGACCTGCGGGTACTGTATAACCTGAAGACCTGTGCGTGCCCTTTCCTGCTGGAATTCTTGCAAGAATTTCTGTCAAGAATCCTGTTCTACGAATATCAATATCTCCAGCATTGATTCTTCCTGTTCCTGTGCTTGTTATACTCGTGCTGTTAACACGTAAGAATGAATTAATTGTAGTCGTTGTAGAAGGATTTGTAGCAAGAGTTACAACTTCCGTAACCTCTGCATAATTAGCATCCAACCCTGCAATTGTAATAGTTCTTGCTCCTGTACCAGTAGACGTATCGTTCACATTGCTGCACAAAATATTCAATGTTGTAGCACTAGAAGGCCAAGGGTACATACCGCCCACTGGCCATACGTCCTCTGGAAGAGTGGTTGTATCAATATCAGGGTTATTCCCTAGTGCCGTAACCCTTCGAACTCCTGTTATCAGTCCTAACGAAACAGCATGATCAAAAGGCATTCCATGAGAATGGGCAGAAGTTGTCATTGTAGCACCATTTCTCTGCTTATCTCTTGTTGCAGATTGTACAGATAGTGTTGTACCATTACTAGAATATGCCCAAGCAGATATTGTAGAAGCTGCAATGTCCATAGACTGATTCACACCTACGTCTAGCATGTCGCCTAGCTGTACAACTGTAGGTTGTGTAGAAGAGGTTGCAATGGTAACAGCGTCACTACCTTTATTCGTAATTCTTATATGTGTACCTACCGTTATAGAAGTTAGTGTATAGAGATTGACCCAAGTTGCTTTTGGAACAACTACATCTGGAATTGTAGGCATGTTTGTCTCCTTTAGACAAAATAACTTGATTTTATACTAACAATCAACAATTGTCAACTTCTCTCGCCTACACATTTCTTGACAAAAAGTGTTGTATGTGCTAATGTGCATCTTGCAAGAACAAACAGGAGGAAATTTGAGTTATCTAGATATTGAAGATTTTGTGCATTCTTACGAGTGTGCGGAAGATGAGCCGGAAACTATTGATGTTTCTATTTTGAAGCCTTTTATGGAGGAAGTTGAAAATGACGAATAAAATTGAAGAAATCACTATTGTAGAACCATCGTTCCCTGTTGCATTGTACGAGATGGAAAAACTAATTAAACAGGGTTATCGTGTGTCTCAAGTACGTGAACCCATCTATATTGCTGGTTTGTACGAGATTGTGATGGAGCAAGAGTTTGTGACTCATGACACTGTAGAGTCCTTGATGGCTGATTTGAATGAAGATCAACTACATAAAGAAATTCCTGTAACTCCTGTACAACCACAAGGTGACGTTTTCGGTAAAACTGAAGTGGTAAAACGTGGCCCAAAGCCTAAAGCAAAATGAAAATCTGGTTCGAAAACGTAGATGTAGAAATGTACAAGATGCGTCAAGGAACTGTTGTAGAGTACGAAAATGACTTTTGGCACATTCAACACTTCTACAAGACAACTGATGGACGTTTCATGTTGACGATTGCTGGAGCATTTGAAACATTGGATGTTGCTCCTCAGTTTGTCACTTGGCTGGAGCCTAATTAATAAGAATTGGAGGTAATACGTGAGTAAAGGTGCGCACCGTTTTACACGTAAAGACAAAATTGAGCAGGATAAGACTGTTCATCACAAAGAAAAGTTTGTAACAGAAGAACCAAAACAAACAGCAGCACAGAAACTTGTAGCACAAACGAAAAACCAAGCTTTGCAACTGAAATACCAAAACGAAGGTAGGAAAGTGATTTGGGCAATTGGTGCTGCCGGTAGTGGGAAATCTTTCCTTGCTGCCCATCATGCGGCAGAGCAATTACGAAAGAAACAAATTGAACGTATTGTGCTTGTACGTCCTAACGTTTCTACTGGTAAATCTCTGGGAATGCTTCCCGGAGATTTGAACATGAAACTTTCTGTGTTCTTCACACAAACTCTTGCTCATTTGTCTACTTTCATGGGGAAAGGTTTCTGTCATTATGCACTTGAAAAGGGTACTATCTATATGCAAAGCCTAGAACACATGCGTGGGTTGTCTATTGATAATGCTGTTGTCATTGCAGAAGAAGTGCAGAACATGACTTCAGACGAATTTGAAATGTTACTTTCCCGTCTTGGTGATAACTGCCAACTAATACTGACAGGCGACCAAAAACAGACAGATTTGAAAGCGGATAGCGGTTTACTACACACAGTAAATTTAATCAACAAAACTGTAGAAGACCGGCCAGCATACATGACAGAAGAAGATTTGAATGAACTGGAATTTAACACTGGTGTTGTAAACTATACGATGCACGATGTTGTCAGGTCTGGTTTGTGCCGTGCGTTTGTCAAGATGTATCATCATAACTAAGGAGCAACAATGAAACACAAACAATCAAACAACGATATCGCTAAACTGTTTGAACAAAATGATGACATTTTCGAGGTGTTTTCTACTCCTGAAACTTTCGTACATCGTGTAACGATTTCTAAAGAGTTTCGTCACGTAGAGCAGTTTGCACAACTTGTAGACATTCTGGAGCAAGCAGGGCCAGATGATATTGTTGTAATTCGCCTTGCATCTGGTGGAGGTAGTGTAGAAGCAATTCTTCCTCTCTTGTCTGCCATGGACAACACAGAAGCTATTATTCATGTACACGTAGATAGTGACATTGCTTCTGCTGCGACGTTCATTCTTATGAAGGCCCATGTTGTAACGTTCTCTCGCTATGTAAGTGTGATGCTTCACGCTGCAAGCTGGCTCTACGGCGGGCATTCTGGTAACATGGAAGCGTCTACAAATCACTTCATGAAAACTTTGAAGGCTATGATGAATGATTTGTACAAAGATTTTCTCACTGCACAAGAGTTTGAACGTCTGTACAACGGACTGGAAATCTGGCTTACCCCGGAAGAATGCATGGAACGTTTGAAACTTCGTAATATGCTGCGACAAGACGAAAAGGAAGAGTCTGAAGATGACTCTACAGAAAAAGCAGGATTGAACGACTAACATGGGCCGCCTTAGAGCGGCTTTTATTTTGCACAAAACGCTTGCAACATCTCAAACAGAATGATACTATGTATTTGTTATGAACAAGGAGGAACAAATGAGAACAATTCCTAAGAAAATTTATCTCGTAATGGAAGAGAAATGCTATGGATATGACCAACCTGTGAAAGCCTATGTCACACGGAGCAAAGCTGAACAAGTGTGTAAAGAATACAACACAAACAATAAACGTTATCAAATGTTTATTGGGGAAATTGAATTGGAGGATGAATGAATACGTTTTTAATCAGTGACACACATTTCAGTCATCGCGGAATTACTCAATTTCTCCGTAAAGACGGAGTTACGAAAGAACGTCCATGGGATAATGTTGAAGACATGGATGAAGCTCTTGTAAAGAACTGGAATAGTGTTGTACGTCCAAAAGACAAGGTTTATCATTTAGGGGATGTTGTTATTAATCGCTCTGCACTGCCAATTCTGGAAAGATTGAACGGAGAGAAAGTGTTGATTAAAGGTAATCATGACGTTTTCCGTGCAGAAGAATATCTAAAATATTTCAAAGACATTCGTGGCAGTCATAAACTGAATGATTATATTTTGTCGCATATCCCTCTGCATCCAATGAGTGTGCATGAGAGATGGAAAGGGAATATCCACGGCCATTTGCATAGTCAAAGGGTGAAGCTAACACATTGGAACGGATCAACCGTATGGGAAGAAATCGACAGTCGTTACTTCTGTGTGAGTGTAGAGCAAATTAATTACACACCACTCAGTTTGGAAGATGTTATGAAGAAAATTAAGGAGCAACAAGCTTGAATAATTACATCCACCTATACAACGGAGGCTTCTTCAACTTTGAAGCTCCTGAAACCTCTGTGTACTCCATAGAAGACGTTGCACATAACCTTTCACATATTAACCGTTTTACAGGTAGCTCTGAAGTGGCCTACAATGTTGCACAACATTCTTGGTACGTGTCCGTCTATCTTGAACAACAAGGTTATCCAAAAGATATTCAGCTTGTTGGACTTATGCATGACGTGTCAGAGGCTTTCTTGAACGATATTGCAAAACCACTCAAACAACTTCTTCCAGATTATCGGAAGATTGAGTACAAAGTGGAGAAAGCAATCTTTGAGAAATATGGATTACCATTCCCAATGGAATCAATGATAAAAGACGCAGACAATGCTGTTTTTGTAGCAGAGCGAAAATACCTTCAGCCATTGTGTCCACAAGGACTTATTTATAATGGGAAGAATGTAGAGGCTGCTCAGTTTATTATTGTGCCGTGGAGTGCAGAAAAGAGTAAGAAAGAATTCTTACGTAGGTTCTATGAACTTGGAGGGGAATATAAATGATTGAAACAAATCACATAACAAAATATTACTGCGTCGTGTTCAATAACAATGGATTAAAAGAAATTATAAATCTGCAACTGTTTGAAACGGAAGATGAAGCTATGGAACTGTTTTCCTACTTGATGCAGAACAAGAACAACATTCCGAGTAAATTTGAAATCACTTCTCTTAGGTTGTATTAAAATGATTGACATCTTGCTTTGTAGTGCAATCGGAGCTACCATATCACAACTATACCCTGTAGATTTTACAGACTGGAAATATTGGTTGCTGGTAATTCTCATTGCCTTGAAAGGAAATATTAAATGGACTTCTTAGGATTGGTGTTTGGTGTGTGTCTTGTGGCAATGTTGTTCTCTAAGCCAACAAAAGGGTATGGCAGGAAATTCTACAAGCAACGAAGGAAATATTGATGGAAGAAAATATTGAAATTGTTCTTCTGTGGGCTAAAGAGGAGTTGAAGCTTTCTGAAGAGTGTCTTGTTGTGATTGAGGAACGTCTTGTACAACGTGCTGGATATTATAATTGGGACATTGGAGTGATGAAAATGGAAGTGGGGAAATGGCTGGGATGGAGTTGTGTATAATTGTTGAAAGTTGACAAGATGGTTTAGCTATGATATAATTCTCTAAGTTAAACAATGAGGGAACCTTTGAGTTCCCTTTTTCTATTGGAGAAATTATGGAAAACACATCTAACAGACCAAGGAAATACAACTTTGAAGTTGGTGAGAAATATCCCACATCCTATTGGGGCGATGTGGAAATACTAGACAATACAAATTCAAATAAAATAAGAATTCGATTTGTTAACACAGGGAACACACAAACTTGCCGTAGTGCTGATTTAGCTATTGGTAAAGTAAGAGACAACAAACAATACAAAAAGAATGGTGCAGAGAATAAATACCCTTCTCCTAAGAAGGAGGCTGCTACCATCCCTACTGGAACAATTTTCAAAACTAACTTTTATGGTGATGTTGTTGTTGAAGAATATATTTCCTGCAAAAAAGTTATTGTGAAATTTGTTAACACAGGAAATACTCAAGCTGTTCAAAAAGATGCTTTACTGAAAGGATTGCTTCATGATGTAAAAGAGAAGAAACGAATTTCAGCCGAAAAAGAAAAACAAAAAAAGATTGAAAAAACAAAACAAAAAATAGAGAAAGAACGACTATCAAAGAAGAGAAAAGAAGCCGCTGCCCTAGTTAAAAAACAAGAGGCACAACTAAAGAAACAAGAAAAGAAAGTACAAAAAGAAAAAGAAATACTATCAGTGGTTGGTGAACGATTCACTGACAAGCTTGGTATGAAATTCTCTATTATCAGTAGGGATTTAGAATCACTTCTATGTATGGTACAATATGAAGAAACTGGTAATACGTATGAGTACACCTACCAAAACATCACTGGAGGTCAATACGATGTGTATGATAGAAAAAGTCCAGAGTTTGATAATAAATACAAACAATATGCTAAAAATAGGTCTATCCAGTATTACGAAGAAAACAGAGAAGAACTATTAAAGAAAGCTTTACAATACCAAAAAGAGAATCCTGAAAAAGCCAACCATTATAACAGGATTCGCAGAGGTAAACGAGAGAAAGCAGAAGGAAGTCACACTCAAGAGGAAGTTTTGCAACTTCTTGTAGATCAAGATAACAAATGCGCTTGTTGTGACACATCATTTCTTCTTGTTAAGAAACATTTAGACCATAAGCATCCTATTGCTCTCGGTGGAAGTAATTACATTGAAAATCTTCAATGGCTTTGTGCGTTCTGCAATCTTGTTAAGAATGATTCCCATCCTGACGTATGGGAAGAATACAGTCAATCCGAAGAATTCAAACAAAGACGTTCACGAAGGCTCTTGACAGTATAAAATCTAAATGATATGATACCTTCATCAAATTACTAAGAGGTGTTTGTATGAAAAATATCATAGGTCTTGTTAGAGTAAGTACCCGTATGCAAGGGGAGACACGAAATGGTCTTGAAAGTCAAAGGGCTGAGATTGAACGATGGGCTTCCTACAATGGATACAACCTTGTGACAATACTAGAGGAAGTGGGTAGTGGTAGACTTCCTCTGCATGATCGTCCAGTGTTACAAGCTGCAATCTCCATGGCAAGGAAGTTGAAATGTCAAGTAGTTGTAACAAAGGAGGACCGTTGCAGTAGGGACGCTGGTGTTTCTAGGGAGTTGATGCAAAAGAAAAAACTAGTGATGTCTATTGCTTTAGGAGAAAAAGCAGATGGATTTGTACAACATATCATGCAAGGTATTGCTGAGAAGGAGGCTTCTGTAGGTAGCGAACGAACTAAGGCTGGATTAGCTGCCGCTAAAGCTAGAGGTGTTCTTCTTGGTAATCGCACTAACTTAAACGAAGCTAGGGAGATTGCGGTAGAGTCTATCAAGAGCAAGGCGGATAGATTTGCTGAAAAACTTCGACCCACTATTGAACGAATGTTGAGGGACAAGATGAGTTTTAAAGCAATTGCTGCGGAATTAAACTCTTGTGGGACTCTTACAGCAAGAGGCGGATTGTGGTACTCTCAAACTGTAATTAATTTAGTTTCTCGCTGGAAATAATTTTAAAATTTTAATTTAGCGCACATTGGAGAAATCCTTTGTGCGTTTTTTTTTTTGAATTTTTATTTATAAAATTTTTAGTTTAACTGCTGTTTTATTTTTACAAGAAATATTTCTTTTGGATAAATATCATACAAAACTGCGTGTACTGTTTAACCCCTGTTGCTCCTAGGAAATTGACAAAATTACACGATTTCAAAATATCCTCAAAGGCTTAATGACTGGGCAAGAACACTCTCAAAACCCCTTTCAAAAGGCGTCAGATCGCGCCTGATTCAACGATCAAATCAACACTAGTACCCTCCTACCTGCATTATCAATGACGCGTCTAAAGCCTTGATTTCAAACAGGTAAAGAATCGAAACGGGCGTTTAATTCTTAGTCGATTTTGAGGTTATGTGGATAACTGGGCCTTCACAGAGCTATCTATTAACATTCTGTCAAGATACTGTGGATAACCCTTGTTTCGTTGCTATTATGCAACATATTGCTGTATAGTTGCTGTAAAGAAACTAGTGTTCGCTAGTCATCATCTAGACCATTTGGTCTACTTCTATATAGCAAGAATAGAGCGCGAGTTCGGGTTTGATGTTAGTACCTACTAACGTTAGTGAACACTAACCTAATAAAAGTGACGCGTCACAATAATTCAGACATTTCTGTTAAGAGAGAAATTAGTGAACAAAAAGAAACCCGCACGGAGCGGGCATTTGTCAGGAGTTGGCCTTTGTGTACTCAATAACATCCTTTAGCAGTTTATATGTCCCTCCTGTAGGCAACCCGCTCTCCGATAGACAACGTCCATGCAGGAAAAATAGTACGTCGCCGAGATAGTCAACTTCTGCTGACATCATTCCTTCGATTTGCTTATACATGATATCTCCAATCTTAAAGTTTAAACAACATTTCAACGTCAGCTTGACTCACACCTGCAACATGTAGCTGCCGCATCAATTCATGCCTCTCAGGCGCTTGTGCATACTTCCTCACCCTATGCCATAGATTACCCTTTTCGCTTCGTACACAGGCCAATTCTACGCCTTCCTTAACTATCCTGACATAGGAGGGATAGCTTACTCCCCGAGTCTTGGAAATGACTGGATTGCTTGAGGTTACTTTGTATGGGCCGATTGTTGGCATGATTTATTCCTCATCTTCCTCAACCAATTGACTAACGAAAGCATCAACCTTTGATTGCAAGGATTTATACTTACTCTCCACTTCCACCAATCGATTTTGATAATATGTTAAAGCTTCCACAAATGCGGATTCTGACGTACTAGCTTTCATGGAAAGATTCATTCCAAGAGTTTTATCATAAAGCCAAAATCCATCGGTGCAAAGAGAAAGGGTTAATGTTTCACTCAGTTTTGCAGAATGTAAATGTTTTCCCATGATTACTTAGTCCTGAAAATATAATAACCTGCCGATTCTTCCTCGCTGCCATCATATCCGCTAAACGTATGCCCATAACCATCCGCATAAGCATTCTTCGCCGTCTGTTCCCAATCAATCGTTACAGCAATGAAATTAGGAATCTTGTCCAGCTTGATAACATCGGAATAGCAATCTTCCACAAGCTGTTGAATTTCATCCTTGTACACTTCCCAGATAATATCTTCAGGAATCAGACGATATTCATTGCCGTCAAACTCAAGCATAAATTCATCGCCGATATTACTCTCGATAGTTTCCAGCGCTTCGAAGATGTCGTAGAAAGCTCCTTCCATATCATCCTTATCTTCATATTCCGACATGTCAGCAGTAGGAATCGTATGACTCTGACTGTCGCAGATAGTTTGCAAAATCTGTACAGCACGCCCCATATTACTATCTTCGTGTGGGATGAAGCGATATTCGTCTTGCTCATCTTCATTTACTACCTTACCACTAGCACGGAACAGGTCGAGGATTTCTTTGCATTTCGATTCGTAAGACATTTTAAATACTCCTAAAGATTAATTGATTGCGTGCAACGTATTACTTCTTAAACGGCCAGCCCAATTCACGCCTAGCCCGTTCGTGTTCTTCGCGTGTCATTTTAAACCTCTTTATCGTCCACAGCACCAACGAAACAACTAGCGCACTTTACTTTGTATGCCCATGCATCAAGCTCAGCAGCATTCATTTTACCTATGTATTCCAGTTTGTTGTATCCGGTAGAGCCACCGAAATAATATTCCCCGCAATCCTTAATAAATTCCGTACCTTTCAAACGAGACAATGCACGGATGAATACTTTCCGTCCTTTGGACTCTACATCAATAATTACTTTATTCATAATCACCTCACATATGTGTAATCGTCAAAGCAATAAACGCTGTAGCGCCTAATGCGAACATGGAAATGATTCCGAAGAAAAGGGAATGTTTCATTCGCTCACCACAAAAATTAAATCGTTATTTTCATCAGTGATATAAACGTTTTCTTTCCCCTCGTTTACAAATTCAATTCCCCATTGGACAGCTTGATTATAGTCTTCTGTGCAATTGTCGCAATGATCGTCTGCCCACACGTAATAGGTCTTCATTTCTGTTTTCCCCAATTTTTATTCAATTCCCGCGCAACATCCTTTTGCCCATTGACGTACAGCCAATTAACAACATCGTCAATCGTTCCGAACTGGCGGAGTTTCTTAACGCTTTCGTCCGACAAGAGAATGCCTTTAGTTGATTCCCATGCGTGCCAACGATTTTCTTTGCAAGAAAAGTGTTTCATTTAGTCTTCCATTCCAAAATTGTGTTTTTCTTCATCTGTCATCAGTTCATAGCAGATTGCCCACAAGTCACCGTCCTGATACAAACGCCATACATTCCCGTCTTTCTCAAACGTGGCATTACTCAAAACACTGTCCCACGCTTCCCAATAGAATTCGTTGTCAACGTCCGAAAGAATCTCTACAGCTTCCTTGTCAATACCCTTCCACTGCGACAGATCAAAGGATGTTGCGAAATGCTGTGGAATGTAAATACCACGGCAAGAGTCAATCAAAAGGTTGATAGTGTTCATTTGCTTCTCCTTAGTGTTCGTGTTTGTGCTGCTGATGTAGTCATCTTAGTCCCTGCCCTATCGCCTGTCAACAGTTTTCCATCAAAAAGTCATGTAAGAGTCCTACAACCGCTTTGCTCTATATGAGGTGCAATGTACTGTGCGTATGTCCGCCACGACAGAAACAACATGCTGTAGATAAGACGCAACAAAGAAGTTATTTTTCAAGCTTGTTATTGCTTGTCCGAGGAAATTAGCCTATAATGGATTCATAGCTCGCGTGGCGGACGGCGGCTCTAATCCACACACGCCTATACTAAACACAACTTTTCAGAAAATTGCTGTTTGACAATATCCAGATAGGTAGAGGGTTCCTTAAGAGAGTCCTCAAAATTCCGCATGGATTCCAGAAATTCTTGGAAATTTGAATTAACTTTTTCATTTTTGGAATTGATTAGTGTATTTCCTTTTGGTTTGAAACTTTTTATTAGAAAAGTCTCTAACATCTCGGAGTCTTCAGAAGAAAGTTTGTCTATCACAATACAAGTTTTTATATCCTTACCTTCAAAAAACATTTTGTTCAGATAAAAAGAAGTAGATGCCCCTGACGCACAGTGTTTGTACCTACTCCTCTGACCTCTTCCAATATATACTAGTTCATCCTCTATAAATGCACTGTAAATATAATTACCTTTAGGCTTCTCATTTAACAAACTTCTATCCGCAACACAACCTTCTACGATATTTTGCATAATGCAAAATTGTCTATGGCCTGTATTCTCAAATTCCACTAACACTTTTAACGAATTAATATATTCAATTACTTTTAATCTTCCAGACTTATTAGTATCAAATGTCAAACCTTCTCGCATCTTCTTTTTAAAAGAGATTTTTACTCCATCAACTGCCCAAGAAATTTCTCCAGAAACTAAATTAGTCTTATAAACTTCTTTAGATGTTTTTCCATCTGTTACTACACAAGTTTTTTCCTTAACCTCTGACACTACTACCTCAATCCCACAATTTAGTTTATAGTAATTTCCTACCTCTACCTTCTTAAAGCTACTAACATTGTTACGGTTAAAACCATTTTGAGAGTAGTCCTTAGTTGAACCATCTTTCAAAAATTCTATGTATACCCTTCCATTAGACAAATCTTTAATTACAAACTCATCTCCTTGTGAATTCTTATGACAAGACCCTATGGTGTACTTCTTTCCAAATTTCATATCTACTCCATTCATTAATCAATGTCAAGAGTATATCATGTCTTAACAATGTTGTCAAATTAGTAGTTGACAAAGCATCTTGTATGTGATACCATCTGCATATCTATATTTAGGAGAAACCAATGAAGAAACGTTTGAACTACTACACAGCTACCATTGAACAAATCGCAGAACACTTCGACACCGTTTCAAGGGCAGCTATCAGCAGTGTGAGGAAGAACCACAAGGGAGAGGTAGAACTGTCTCAAAAGCTTGATAAAGCCCTTGAATTGATGTATCTGAACAGGTTGAAGCGGAAGATTGCTGAAAAAGAAGCTGCATAACAAAAAGGACCGTCTAGCGGTCCAATTGTCATTTCCATTTTGTATTCTTATATTTGAACTAAATCCTCTTCCATTCCATCTCAAAGCCATTATGCTTCCTAGCCTCAGCCAACCAAGCAATAGCTTCCTGAGAGCTAATATTCGTCGTCAAAACATGTAGCCCACCTTGAATAGCAGGCTTCCATTCTTCTCCGTCTTTAATGTACAACTTATACATTTTCTAGCTCCTTGTTCGATGGAACGTCAGTGTAATCGAAATCTACTTCAGGAATGCCACTGACAGGACGTAGCCAACTATCAGGACAAGCTACAATAGTTTGCAACCCAGCTTCATTGGTCATAGAGGGAGTTTGTAGTTCAATCTTCCAAATAGGATCACCCATCAAAGCAAGTAGTTTATTAAGCTCTAAAACTTTACAAATCTTACCTGCTGCATCCCCGTAATAATCATTCACAATAATAGCCAAATCACCCGGCTTAACATTCATTTCAACCTCCATCACTTTTATGAGTGTAATGAGTAAAAGAGTGGCTCGTAAGAGACACTACTCATCAATATGTTGTAACAACCACTTCAAAACATCATCAAGAATATGTAAATAATCCGTCTTAATCAACTCTACAATCACAATATACCTCACTGTCTTGTCTGGAACAGTGACTGCGATAAGTTCGTACGATTTGATAAACTCAGCTAGTGTCTTCACAAAGTTCCTTTACAATGATTGATACATATGGACCACGCTTAATATGCTCAATAGTGTAAGGGATATTGCCATTTCTGTCAATGCCATTGATGTCAAGAAAGCGTTGAATAGCTTTCTCTTCGGCAATGTTTACAGCTTGTTGGAGTTGGCTGGAATATTTCATTCTGGATAACCGTAATCTTCTTTAGTTTCTCCCAAATCAATTCCAAATCACTCTGCCTCTTAGCCTCAGCCAGCCAAGCAATAGCCTGCTGCGAACTAACGTCTGTCGTCAACACATGAAGCCCTCCTTGAATGGCTGGCTGCTTTTCTTCACCTTGTTTAATGTACAGCTTATACATAATCTGAGTTCCTTAAGTGATGGGGTTGTTGTTTTTTATTAACTGGCTCTAACACACAAGCTGGCCAACACCCATCAATCTCCTCAAAACAAATCCCATACAAAACATGGATAGATTTAATGGTAAAAACACTTCCGACGTGTTTACTCATCCAACTGCACCATTCACCTCTCCAAGCGTAAGCTGATATGTGATCCCCTCCCATCCCACTAAGTGTATTTGCTCTGTCGTTAGTTGGAGAATGTGTCACCTTCACTTTCTCACCTACTTTAAACAACAGTTCTTGCCCATCACGTTGATTCCTCCACCACATACGATTATGACTGCCTTCTTGTTCCACTTTAGTGTAGAACCATTTCATGTAGTCATAACAATCCACTTTAGTTGTGGGCGGAGTATATTTAGGAGGACGGGGCCAAGGATAAGGAGGGGATTCACTGAAATCATCCTCTGCACGCCTATACTCACCAACACCCATCCATTTACAAGACATTTTCAAGCTCCCCATTATCTTCTACAACTTCTTTCAAAACATCCATTGCAATATCAGCCGCTTCCGTTTCCATGTATTGTGAAATTTGCATTAATGCTTTCACAAGCTTTTTATTACGTTCCACCAGAGCCTCCTTAGCGGCAACATACTTATTACAATCCTCCGTTGTGGCGAAAGCACCACAAGCATGGAATGTTGCACGAGCTTCAATGTAATTACGCAACAATTCTTCAAATTTCATATTATTTCTCCTTAACGTTGTTAAGCTTCTCGAACAACAATAGTCACTTTGTTTTGTTTCTTCCTATATTCAACATTATAGGGAATGTCTATCAGGTTCATGACTTATCCTTATAATACTTAGGTTTACCACTCTCATCAATCCATACAGAATGAATATCCTCGTTCTGACAAGCAGGTATTTTGTCAGAATACTTACCACACATTGTACAAACATCACCTCTGCAAATACTACTCTGAGGAAATCCATTATTGCACAATGATGGACCTTCAACAAATGCGATACATTTCATTATTACTCTCCCCTCAATGTGTATAACAACTCTTGGGCATCAATCACTTTAATACGTGTAGAACGCACCCTCAAATCACCACAATTGTCTTTGTCATAAACATCATCAACATATTCAATTTCGATTGTAGACTTCTCAATAGCCTCAATCAATTTCTGTTTGTCTATGAATACAGCTTCGCGTGTTTTGTTCATCACAGTCCCTTTCTAAACATTTTCAAAGAAAACCAAACACGTTTATTTCCAACAATCATCCAGCGACGTTGTTCCTGTGTCTGGTATGGTCTGAATTTGATAAATTTAAGTTTATGCATATTAATCAAAATAAGGGTCATTTACAACTTCATTTAATCCGCCAAACAATTTGTTCAAAAGTTCGGCACGAGCAACATCTTTAGCATCATAAGCTTCATAAACAATTGCACGAAGAATCATTGCTTCGTTGAAATCCATACTTACAACAACAGGGTTTTGCATGTCATTCTGGTTGATTTCTACTTTCATAATAGTCTCCTTAATTATTCCCCAATGTCCCCAACAAAGCTAAGAATACGCTTGTCAGCATGTCACAACGAATACTACGCCAGAAAGCATAGCGTTTCTTGAATGTTATTGGCTTGTCGCTTTCTTGCCAGAGGATTGTTATCATTTTACTTTACTCATATTTAATAATAAATCACAATAAACACTGTTTGTTTTAGGTTTAGGGCAATCACCACTTTCAGGTTTAAATTCAACAGGAAATCCCATAATACTTCTGACAACAACTATTTTATGATTCAGAGTGCATCTACTGTTGAATCTATCCATTTCTAAAGCTTTGCAACCATTACATGTACGTATCATGTTGTTCTCCTTTACATCCAATATTCTTCAACATCACCAAAAGTCATCTTACCTTGAGTGTTAAGCTCTTTCAATGCTACTCGCACAATGTAGGCAGCCCATGTCAAATCTTTAGACAATCTGAAATCAACGTCATCTTGCATAAGGAAGCACTCTACAGCGGCCATCTCAAGAATCTTTGGTAGGTTGAAATGGATAGTTTTACGGGCTTTCGCAATCGAAGGAAGAATGTCGTCACATGCTTTCCATACAAGGGATTGAGAGTATTTCATTTTGGTTCTCCTATTGAATGACTACATCAGAATGAATACAGCATAGCACAAGAAGCTACAACAATCAACAAACAAAACGAATAAATAAAACTTGACAAACTGTATGTTTCGTAGTATAATCATACGTTACGTTAAATTTATAGGGGTTTGTATGCGATTAAACTACGAAAACAGTAGTGTTGAAGAGATTGCAACTTATTGGTTGTCTGTTACTCGTGCTACTGTATCTTGTATGAGGAAGAATCACAAGAATAACATAACTATGAGTGCAAAGCTAGAGGAAGCTTACAAGTTGTACAAGAAAATGTTGTTGCAGAGGAAAATTGATATTCTCTCTTATTATAGGTGACGGTAATTCCAAATGTGTCTCTAATTTACAACAAACAAGGATTTATGAAACTAACTAAAGCACAACAAGAGATAGTGGATAGGTACATGGAGGCAACCAAGGATACACCGGAATCTAGGATGCCAATCGAACAACTACTAAAACTTAGGAAGGCAATCCCCAAAAGTCGTCCAGACAATGCAATGTTGCGAATATTGGAAGAACAGCGGCTAGCGTCTGTCACGGACATAGAGCCTGTAGAGAAAGGTAGGCCGAAGAATGTTGTGAAGAACAGCATGGTGCTCAACTTCCTTGAGCCTTATTTTGACATGTATTCTGAGTGTGTTAAAGACCACTATTGGATTGATGATATTTTTACTGGTGTGTCTCGCTTGGACTTAGGAGGTAACACAAGAGATTTGTCTAAATACCACTTGTTCGATGTGTTGTGTGTTTGTGCAAGTATTGATGTGGATTTTATCAAGGAATACCTGTCTATTGGGGAGAGGCAAGCACAGAAATACATGGTATCGCTACAGATTGCACACAGGATGGTGAAGAAGGAGATTATTGAGAGGAATCTTGTTGTTGTGCAATAATTATTTTGTTGAACACTACCCTTACTAAGAGGACATTTATGAATATTTTAAAAAGGGATTTACATGACAGAACTAGACACATCACTATTCGTTATAGGAGATGATATCACATTTGAGCAATGCGTATACGCTGTAGGTTGCGGTGATAACTATTTTGTTTACACAATGAGGGATTTTAATAATAACCCTATTTATGTAGGTAAGACGAATGATTTTATGCAGCGTTGGAAGAGACATTGCAAAACAAAATCATGGATCACAGAAGTGTACATTGTAGAAGTTAGAGTATATGGCTCCCACTCTGAAGCTTTGTTTGTAGAGTCACAGGCTATACTACATTATCTCCCTGTTTATAATACAGCAGGGAAAAGTGGTGTTTTATCTAAAATCAAAATACCATATAAGTACAAGTTCAACCTTACCACTAGTTTTAATCAATAAAACAGCAGCCCCTGTTGGGGCTAAATTATTGTACGTTGCCTCACAAAGAAACAACCCTCATCCCCACCTTCCCCGCCATCCACTTCACAACCCTCTGCATCCTACTTAAATCCTGCTGCGCTTCCTCCACAGCTTCCCGCTCCTTCAACGTCTTGCTCATACTGTGAATCACATCAACAGACTTCTCCCTAAAGTAGACCTCAATAGCAGCTTTAACGGCATTAGCAGCATAACAAACAACAATAGTGTTTTCCATTGTATAACCCTTAGAGCAATCTACACGCTCTAGTGTAAAATCTGTAGGCTTCTGTTTAGCTTCCGTTGCATGTGTTAGCTTAAGCCCTGTGTAAGCACACGTATCCACCTTCCACAATTCCCTCATTTGGTCGATAGTGAGTTCGAAAGGAATTTTACGAGCCTTACTACTGTTCTTTTTGTTCTGATAGTAGTTTCGTACAGATTTTGACATTATTGCACCACCAATTCGGTAACAATAATCTCACACTGAAACATTCTTTGCATCATGTCCACACAATATTCTAAAGTTTCTTGATCTGGAATATTTACAACAACTGTCTCACCTGTCAAGCTGTTAGTCAATTCATATTGTTTCATCAGTAATCACTCCACTTCAACCAATCATACAATTCATCATAACTATCAAACACTCTAGACTTCAAAGTTTCATCAGGAAGAGGATTGTACAACCATTTCCCGTCTTCTTGCCGAACAACATAACCTATGAATTCTTCGTCATCATACGCTTTGTATGTATTTTCAGATTTCTTTAATATACGTGTTTTCATCCAATATCCTCCAATCAATTTTAAGCCCCTAAGAGCCTTCCAAAACATCGGACATAACTTTTAACATCCCTCAACAGAAAACCTCACCACAAGCCTAGAAATGGCCTTCCTGAGCCTGTTTACCACATAAGAGAAAGCTCCCTTGCGGGAGCCTCTAGAATGTTATTCCAATTCAGCCAATTTAGCCCGAATTTCATCAGGTGTCATTTGCTCCAGAGCCTTATCCTCTTGATGAGCAAGAGCCTGTACAAGCTTTTCACGTTTAGCAGCCTTCTCAGCAGCATTGCGGGCTTTCTCTTGCTCTTCCTGCTTATAGGAGATGATGTGCTTCACAACCTCAAGCTTGGCCTCCAAATCCGCCTTACCGGGCATTGGCTTCACAGACACGAAGGATTCTTCTGTCATAGCTTTCAATTCACTGTTGACAGAACTTGCCACATAGTTCAAACAGAAATTGTTGGCTGCCAGTAGTGGAAGGTTCCACAGTTGTTCAGTAGTCAACTCCCCTTTGGTGGAAGGAAAGCGGAAGGCTTTTCGGGTTGCAATTTCGAACACATTTGCATTAGACATTTTGTTTCTCCTTAATTAAAATTTCACATTGTACAACTTTTGGTCATTCACTTTTACAACAACACTATCATTACGCGAAGCGGAGAATCCAACACCTGACAACTGACGCTCTGTAGGCTGGCACATAGTTTTTTGGCCCAATACCTCAAACACTTTACGATGCTTCTCAAGCTCTGGCTTCAGGAATTCATTATAAATCCCGCGAGTAGGGACAGGATTGTTGCAGCCATCCAACACAAAGATTGTATGCTTTGCCCCTACTTTGTTCTCTCCCCAATGATTAGGAGACAACATCAGCGTATCCACACGAGTGAATTTCTCTGTTTCAATGCCCCATTTCTCTTGTGAGAAGCCTCCACCTTCTACACCAGCGCTTGCTTCAATCTTTACTACAGAACCATTTTTAACATGCAACACCAATGCATTATTATCTTGACCACTACGAGGAGAAGACTTGCAAGTGTATTGGTGCAAGCTGCCATTGCTTTCTACCTCAATGGTAAATCCCTGCCGTTCTGTAGTACGTTTGTTGTAATTATTGACAACAACGCGGTATTGTCCATCCATCGGGCGAGTCCAAACAACATTCTCAACTGGCTCTGTATCGCTGTGTGGACCATATGCATTCATATCCACATCAAGCATACCAGAATTCTTGGAACGACATCCTTTGTTCGGGAAAGCAATCTCAAACCCATTTGGTTCAATAACATGCAAATCCAAGTCATCTTTGTTATACCATGCCAGAGATACACGCATCACAGCATCGGTAATCCCGCCTTGAGCCTTCACACGCTCTTTAATCGAATCTGTAACATTCCCGTCATAGCTCCAAGAGAAATTATTATCCCACTTGAAAATAGGCTCTACACCATCATGTACAGGAGCCGTCAAGCTGACAAAGTTACTTTGATGAGTGTTCTTCACCATCACAGCCATGCTCTTTGCAGATGGCACAACATTCGACAGGAAATCATCAACAGAAATTTCTTGTGCTTTATCTTCTTTGATTGCTTGTGGTGTAACGGATGAGGACAGAATATCGGCTACCCCGCCCTTCATCTTCCCACGTACAGCATTATCCACAAACAGAATGTCATTGACAGAAACATCTTCAATAGTGGCAAAGCGCCGCTCCAATGCTGGCTCCAAGCCAAGCTCATTGATAGTTTTCATCGCATCATCCACCATCTTCTGTGTAATCAATGCGTTAGGACGCTTGTAGTTAGTTGGAGCAACTTTCTGTTCATAACTCTTTACAGCAGCTTCCAAATCCATGCCATCGGACAGGTCCACCAGCAGAGAGCCAATCGCCGTGTTGCGGAAACGTGCAGCAGGAAGCATTGCATTTGTCCACAAGTGAACATCACGCTCTTTACCTTCCAGTGCCAAATATACTTTTTGTGCTTTTTGGAATGCGGCAATGGAATTGACAAAATCATTCCCTTTGTACAAATTGTTGGAACTAATCAAATCCATCACTGTTGCAAAAGCATCAGGCTTTAGTTCTTCCAAGCCACGTTTGAATACACTGACAGTGGTGTTATAGTCGCCAATAATCGTTGCAGCTTGCTCATTGTAATGTTTGTTACTCACTTTACCATGGAAGTGATTCCAAGTCTTAGTGGTTTTGTCTGCCAACAATTCTACAGACGTTTCAGCACCGTAGGAACGTTCTTTGGAGCGGAACAATCCTTTAATCTTTGCACCAGAAACCATTTCACCAAGTCGGTTAGCAACTACTTCATATTCGTTGTCAGTGTGTACATGATCCCACACGGTGGAAACAAAACCATCTTGGATGCAGACAACATTACCAATATTCTTGATGAAATTACGGCAGCAAGAACAATCATGCTCCGTACGTTCACGATAAATTGGATTGGTGCCTTCAGGGAAAGCTGCGAGATATGCAGCCCACAAATCATCACCAGAGATATCAACAACAAACAATTCGTGTTTGGACATTTCGGAATATTGCTTGTGTACAGCTTGGGAGAACGGCTTAAAATCAGACATTTTACTACTCCTGTTTTAGAGGGAAATGGTTTTACTTGTAAAACTAATTGTATGGAAAATCCACAAGCACAGCTTACTACATTTTGTTCTTGCTTTCAAGAGAATTCTTGTAAGAACGCTCTTGGGAACATTCATATGGTGGAGTCTTACGCAAGTCATCATTCCAAGCAATCCAACCGCTGCTCTGCTAAATTGCCTGAGTGGCGAATGATGCCAGTTGCTGTCCCATTGATTTATTTTACATTTTTTGCATTTACTTGCACACCATCTCCGCACCACCCGCATTACTCACCAGCTTACACGTCTTCCATTGCCCATCAGCACCTTTGGCCCTCGCAACTGTAACTTGGGACTCCCCTACCTGATACGACCTAGCCTCAAGCATTGAAACGTCTTGTGGAGGCTGCATACGCGTCAGAGGCCCCTCCCACAATGGCTGGCCCATCAAAGCACAAAGAATTACATAGTTAGCCAGAATTGCTGCAAGGTAATATGTTGCTATTTTCATTATTGTCTCCAAGAATGTGTGTCATTGGTAATTTAGTCTTTGCTCGCGGGCATGTCAAGTGATTGTTTCTTTGCAATAATCTCATCCTCTGTTCTGCTGTCATTTCAACAATGTTGCGCATAAATACAGTGGGATATGTGAGGAGTGACTTTTCTTGCAGTTGTCTCATAACAATGAATAAATCACTGTTTGTGTCGATGCTTGTCATACAACAATCCTCTCCGTTTCATAATTCAAAATAGTTTCATACATCATGTATTCCTCAAACGAAATAATTCCAGCAAGGAACATTTCATGGTTTTCAAATAATGCGTCGAGATAGTTGTATGTCATCACAATCCTTTAATCGTATTAACAAGCCACTTATCTAATCCAGTTACCATCAGAATAACAACAACACTCCATGAGGCAACAGAGACAGAAAGTTTGTATAGGAAATCTTTCATTCCACAAGCCCTTCCAAATAAACCTGCAAGCGACGTTGAGAAAAATCTAATCCTTCTTTTGCTTGCCTGTACAATTCCTTGTGCCATTGGCTAATTTCGAAATCTTTGTATGTCTCTTGTACATAAACAGCATCGTCCCGAATGTCCTTAGCCATTCCAAGAATAATGTTCATTTGTGTTTGTGTAATAGTCACTGCGTTCCTCCAATACTCATTACATTCGTCTTGGCAGTCATTTCTTATCCTTTTCAACTTTCCACATTAAAACCAAATCCATAGCACGTCAAACCTCATCATTGAATTTTCCCACAGGAATAGATATAAGAATTCGCGCTTGACAGTATTGAACTAACTCGTCAAAGGAATAATCCCTCAATTCTTTTTGTAATTTCATTTCTTCCTCCAAACAATCTTCACAGCTTTATCCCAAATCCAACTCCATATAATGAAATCTTTGAAAGGGAAGATCATTGTTGTTCCTCTCCTTTAGAAAAGACACCTCCTAGGACACTAAGAGACTGTTCTTTAAAATAATTCCAAACACTCATTGCCGCTTCTTTAGAATTAAATTCTTGCTGAAAAGGGCATATTGCACCACTTGATGATTTAATCACCATAATCAAAATGTATTTCATTTCTTCTCCCATTTAGGTAAATGTTCTTGTCCTGTTACATCATTCCACACTTTGAAATACTTAGAAATAAACATTTGAAGAAGAACATCATCTGAAGCTTTATCCTGACACTCCAGCAACATAAACCAATATGCCGAAAGTACATCTTCAATTTGTTCTTCGGAGAGTTGTTTGGGGAAGTTCATTATCAGCTTTCCAGAATAATTTTACCGTGGAATTGTTTGAAGCAGGATTTGCTATACCCTGTTTCATAATCACCTGACTTAACTCTTCCGGTTGTATATAGGATTACACCATTGAACCTTTCTTCATTTATGTTCCATGTTACCAAAACAATCCATTTGTCTTCATCGTTGCTGACAACAATATTCCCTTGAAAGAAAATATCCTCTGGTGGCTCTGATTCAGCATGTTCCACAATCACTTTTGTCATTTTACACCCTCCTTATCAGGAACACTACTCCAAATCCCTTCACCCTTATAACGCATATGCGGGAATCGTGTCTTATAATCCAAAGCCCATTCTTCCCATTTGTGGATAACTTCTTGCAATGTATATCCAATTCCTTCCATAATACATGCAATGCAAAATATGAACCCTAGTGGTACAAAGAATATCCAGTAGATAGTTTTCTTCATTTCATATTCTCCAAACGTTCGTTAATACGTTGCATATTGATTTTAACAGCTTCTTCCGTAGGAACATAATCCTTCCAATAGCTTGCTGGAATTTTGTCTTGCCATTCGTCTTGCAGACAACTTGTGAAGCTTGGTTTGTATCCGCGTGAGAGCATTTCGGCAGTGAGTTGCTTGTGTCTGTCAGAGAGCCATTTAAGCTTGTCGTAGAAGAAAATTACATGAAATTCTCCGAGCTTATAGGTTGATGGCTGCTTGTCCGTCCACGGCTTGTTGCTCTGTGAAGCTTTGTATGCTAGGCCGAACACTCGTGGAAGTTCCCTATGTTCGGCCACGAGGTGAGCACGATGGAGTGTTTCTACAGGCACTACGTTTATTCGTGTCATGATGTGCTTTCAGCCGTGCTTTCAGCTTCCTTTTTAACAGGTTTATTTGCAGTTTTCTTCAGAGCATTGTTAAACTTTTCTGCCATTTTTAAGCACGCTGCTACTTTATATGGAACAGTACCGGCATTTGCTGCATGAAGTTCTAGCCCGTAAGCAATTAGTCGGAGTTCTGCGCTAGTTAGAACAACATCATAAGTTTGAACCACTGGTTGAATATGCATGATTATTTCTCCTTAAATTTCATTAGCCAACCAAACATCAGCACGAATTCTCGTTTCGAAATCCCGTGCATTCCGTAAATACGTAATTTCGATTTTACCATTCTTACGCAGGATGATTTCTGCATGCACTTCCGCTGTCTCAGAGTCAAACACTTGTGCGTAGCTGGCTCCATAAACGTTGCAAGCGATGAACTTTAGAGCGTTTTCCACAGCCCTGTTAGCATTAGATGCTCTGTTAGTTTTTACAATGTTTCTGTTCCGGCTGCTGTCGTAGAATTCTGTGATGATGGGAAAGGACATTTATCTCTCCACTTTTTCAGTGCAACGAATTATACCAATTTGATAGTGTTGCTCGTCACAGTCAATCTCAAATATTTTTCCAGAAACACATTCAACCTCTATAACATTAATTGCTTTACTATTAATCTTTTTGATAGTTTCTCCAATAAGATTTTTAAAGCCTCTAACAGGATAGTTTTCCATTTCCTTCTCCTTCAACGTGTTGTCCAATGCATCTAGAATAGTGCTTATTTCAGCTTGTGTCAAGGCTTATTTTGCTTACTGTAGCTTTCCAGTTGAGCAACATACTGGTCAACAATCATTGCCGTCTGTTGTGCAGAGAATCCATTCTTGTAATAGTATTCTTTCAACACATCCAGCAAACAAGGCTCTTTACCAAATTGCATCTCTACCAAGCTTGGGCGGAACGTCAGCATATCGAACAGCGAAGGTTTCTTCGTAAGATTATCTGACAGAATCTCTTGTATATCCTTCTGCGAAATTCCTTTCCCCATAAGCTGTTGTACTAGACTTGTCCGAGCGGAGCAATGATTCTTGCAAATGAACTTGTACAAGTTTGATACGTCAGCATATACCCTCGCAAGTAATGTAGAACCATCGGGAGAATAGACGCTTACAGAACCTCGTTGGTTGCGCTTTTTGGATGCATTGGAGCATTTAATGATGTATTGAGTCATTTGCACACAAGCTCCTTAAAACCTTGCTTACGAGCAAACTCTTTGCCAAGCTCAATAAACTGATCTTCCATACTGTCCAATCCCCAACGAATGTGCTTACTCTGCAACACCCACTTAACATCGTCCACAGAACGTCCTTGTGAAAGCATTTCTTGTGCAATTCCTTGGATGATGAGGCTGCTGAAACGTTCGTAGGAGTACATAGTGAAAGCTCTGTTTTCCTCGTATTTATTCACGTCTTCAGCAGACTTAGGATAGAGCGGTACAGCCTCAAAAGCGATACTGCTTGCGATGTGTTCGATATCGATGTTCATTTCTCATCTCCAATCTCAGGCAACGTGTCCCATTGCCATTGTACCATCAATTGAGTAATCATTCGTTTAGCTTTGGCTCCGTCAGCTTCGTACATCTCGTGTACCCAACCTTCCCAATGGTTCTTAACAGGCTTGCAGTAGGTGTTCACGAAGAACTGACCTAAACGAAGCTCACGAGGTTTAAGAGCGATGAATTGTTCAAGAGTGATTCCCGGTGTATTGTGTTTCATTTCCCTTCCTCCTCAACGTTATTCCAAAAATATTCACATTCCGGTACAATAGATTGGCTTCCTGTGTTCACTTTCCATTTCACAGGCACATTCCTAAGATAACTCTGCCAGAACGGTTTAGGCGCTGCTGTGAAGCGATAGCAGGAGTGTTTTAGTGGGCAGCCTGTGCCTTGACACTTCGATATATCTGCCACGATTATTTCTCCTTACTCGTAATGATATATTTAATCATCGCAGCTTCCAAAGCAGCTATCCTATCATCCCCCGGAACAGGTCGTCCTGAGAGCCACAACATGTTCTCAAATTCTGTCAGAGTGTCTTCGATGATTTCCTTTTCAGTTTCATGTAAATCATCACGTTTGGCAAACCACATGCGTTCATCTTGTGTTAGGCTCATTTCACAGTCCCTTCTTCAAAAATAATGCAATCAACGAATAATGCCAATCATTTACAGGAGCTACCATTTCCCTGCTGGCAGCGTATTGGAACGTTTCTGTGTTGTAGTAGATGTACCAGAGCCCGTGTATCGGATGGTTGATGTTGCCGATGTTTCGTATTGGAAAGGTCATGTCAATCTTTCAGAAGATCAGCAACAATGTCATCTTCATCTTTTACAAACGCAATTGCCAAAATCTTCGCAGCTTGAAATATATCTACAGCCGTACCGTTCATACGTCCAATGTTGTATTGGTTTAGCTCACCACGGATATATGCTTTGGTGTTATTAATTGCGAATTGGTATGGGGTACTCATTTCTTCCTCCGTTTGTTTTGCTGTGTTCATGTGAGCCATTGTAAGCTAGCTTGCTCTAATATGCAAGAAAATTCTTCTCCAAAGCAAAAAGCCTCCCGAAGGAGGCTCTGTGTTGTGTCTCATAGAATCAATCTTCAAGTGTCGTCAGCAACATCTGTGCAATCTTCGCTGCCAGTTCTTCTGCTGCTCGCTTCTTGTCTTCTGGAGAGGCGGATTTAACGTCTTTCATCGAACTTTTCACCAAATCCTCTTGATAGCGCTGACGTGCTGCTTTCTGACGTGCAGACAGAGGTTTAACGTTGATGTTCTCAACCACTTGTGTTTCTTGACGCACTTGCTCTACAGGCTTATGCTGTGCTTCATTTGCCGCTTGTTCCTGCAAGCGCTGAGGAATGTTTTTGCTCTTGCTGTAGGGTAAACGATGTCGAATGCAATACGCGACAGCATTGTTGTGTTTAGCGTAGTCGTCCACAACTTGCTTGGTTTCTTCTTCATTCAATTGCAGCGTGGACTTATAGAATTCGATAGGCACAACGCGGATACCATCGCCGTTAGGGAACCAAGCTTGCAGTTCTTTCTTAGGCCCCTTGTCTTCCGTGTCAGTGATGAACACAACAGCATTATTAGCTTGAGGGTTGAATCGTGGCAACAGTGCTTGCATGGTAAACTCCTTGATTTCATTGGTTAGGAAACACATTAAATGTAAGCTTCGTTGTTTGGGAAGCTTTTGACAACGTTGTGTTGTCGTCATGTGTGTATCTTAAACAAGGAGAACAGGCGTGTCAACACATTTCACAAAGAATTTGTGCGTTGCGGAAGAAAGGAGGAGGACTACTTATAGAATAGGAGTAGTCCTACAGACAAGCTGTGGAGAGTGTGATATCAAGACTTTTGTTGCTGTGCGTCAGACTTCGGCCATTCTTTCCTACGAACACGCATTTGTACGTCCCCGCCACAGTGCTTGCACAAATCACACTTTTGAGCACAGGTCATGCACAGAGCATCAGTGTTCGTTGAGCTATACAATTGATCTTGTCCGCAGCACATACAAGCTTTGTGTGTCATAGCAGAGCCACCAATACGACCACCAATCTTTCCTGTGTAATAGCATGAGATACATTCGTGAGAGCGCAGGCGAGCAATCTTGTCGTTGTCCGTCTTCATAGCTTCGGCAAGCTTCTGATAGTGATTATATGCATCCTTGGCACGCTCTGTCTGCCAAACCATGTTACTGATTGTCATGGACATTGGATATTGTTTCATCAACCAATCCTAGAACGAAGAGGAGTAAACGTCACATGCAACGGACGAAGCTTTTCTTGCAATCTGGCAATGTGGTTTTCCATAGCTTTTATCAACTCAACTTCTGTTGAAACGTTGTAGAATTTCATTAGTGTTTGATACTCATATGATTCGTCGTATTCTTCAGTCACGAGTGAAATCCTCCCAAATCTTGTAGTAATCTTCATAAGCATCTTCTAAAATACACTGAAGGCTGTCTTCTGATTTGTCACTATAGCAATATTCTGTATAACGCTCCACTGTTTTAGCAAGGAGTTCTGAGAACAACTGTGCCATTTCTGCGTTGTATTTAGTCATATTTCCTCATCTCCCAAATAGTGAAAACACCATTGCTGTCATAACTTACAAGCATTTCAATAAGCTTGTCGCCGGGAAATCTGTCATGTTCGTTTGACACCCATTTAAAGTGGGACCAATACATTACAAATCCCTCACAGGTTATCACGTACCGTGATTTTCAATCCACCAAACGATGAATATTCATTAGTACCATACCCTTGAGAAACCTTTCGATCCTCAATATAAATCTTACTCTTATCCACTTTCAATTGCTCTGCAAAATGCTCTTTCAATTCTTCAAGAGAAATTTCATACGTTGTTACGGCTGACTTTAGTTTCAATTGTCGTTCCTCCAATTGTTCATATTGTTCACTTCGTTCTCAATCTGTTTCATCTTATACCTTTTTGTAAATTCTTTGGAATTTCCCACACAGTTATTAACGTGTTGTCATTGAACATCCATACGTGGTTGGAATATAATCGCATTTTGTTTGCATTACCTTTTTGCAACCAAAGCCCATCAAGATAACGATGCAACTTACCTTTAGTCTCTGAATGTTGCTTACCTTCAGCATAAGCTTTTTCGGCTGCTTTCTGTCTAGCCGATTTCGGAAGTCCTAAACGTTCTTTAATGCGGGTATCTGCATGATCTGTGATATGAACATGTACCACCAAACTGCCACAATCTGGTACATCGCTAGTGTTTTCAGTTTCAGTGCGAATCATTATTCTTCCTCCGGGTCTTCATAATTGACTTCGTAATTATGCACAGTGTGATGGCACATTAAGCAGTCCCATTGCGCCCAATAGCCTCCTTCTTCCACTTCACCATCCTAATATTCTTCCCAACCATCGGAATGGTACATTTGTGCAGAGCATTCAGGGCATTTCATTCTGAATCCTCGTCAGAGGAAGCATCACTAGATGCGAACCCCACAATATCACAAATGTCCGCAATAAAATCATAAGCGTTTGTGATTACATGATCTGTTTGAGAAATAGTTTCAACACAATGAATGTCGTTGTCACGAATGAATTTCTTGCATAGATAAAACAAACGAGCTTCGTTTTGACGTTGTTTCAGAATATCTGCTAAATGTTTAGTCCATGTGTCATCCATTATTTCAATTTCCCTTTCAACAGTTTCTCGTTGAGAGAAACGATGTCCTCTTCCAGACATGAAATCATCCATTTAATCCAATTGCAGCGGTCTTTGCGGACTTGCCATTCATTTTTGTAAACTCTTTTTTTATCTTGCCACGATTCTAAAGTAGAAAAACCTTTAAGCTGTTTTAAAATGTAACACTTCAAACTTCTAGAAGCTAAATATTCCAAAATACTTTCCTCAGAAGCTGTCAATGCAAAACATATATAATAACTTAAGTGGTTTTTAATTCTACTGTGAGCCTTCTTCAACAACTTAATTTTGATTTTCTTGTCTTCAATTTTCTGTTGAATTGCTTGTTGTCGTTTGGTCATTTTATCCTCCTCAAAACATAAATGGCGGGCTAACAACTTCTTCCATCACTTGAACAGTTTTCTTTGTAACACGAAAGAAAGGCCAACCGTTAGCGTCTAACTCCATAGTTTGCTCGTATTCATCTTTTTCTACAAGCTTTTTCTCGGTAATTGTCCAAATTTCCTGTCCCATTGCGTAGGAGGAAGTTTTCAAATTTCTCATCTCAATTCCCTCTTGTTTGTTCCGTCATGTACGTAATATAGCTTCTTGTTTGTCCAACGTCAAGAACAATTTATTTGACGTATCGTGCACCAAAAGAGCACAAATCGGCGTAGTGTGGTAAGTGGTGGCAAAGACTATCCGTGTCAGTCTTTTTGTCCTGAACATTTAAAATTTCCATACTTTCATGGGGAAATGGGAACTATTGCCCAAAAGAAATTGAAATAATGAAAACATGTCTATCAAGAAACTGTTTTGTTTTATGGCAACAAATGCTGGGAGAGGCTTTTTCTGTAATCACAGAAAGACACCCCTCTCCTTATATACTTTTATAAAATTTGCACAAGTTGTCATAAATTCTTGGAAATTAGATTTTAGAAAATGGTTTAGGATTCCAAATCTACATTTTCCAATTCAGCCAAACGTTTGATTTGTTTGTACAATGCTTTAATTTCACGTTCTTTGGAATTCTTTTCACTAAAGCGTGCAATAGTTTTTAAGCAATGGAACAACACACCTGTGTTGTCTTTCTCACCAAGTTTCCACACATTAGCGACGAAATATGGGTCAACTTTGATGGAAGATTTTTTACGATCTTCAGCAGACAAATCGTAGTTGAAGTTGTAATGTTTGTCGATAGGTTTTTGCTCTATATTGTCTTCTACAATTTCAAAACGATCTTTCCGCCAACAACCTACATTTTTCAGATAAAAATCAGATACAGGAGAGATAGACAAATCAACTTCGTAAATCTTCCCTACCTCCAATTCACCGCTACTACAATGAGCATTAAGACACTTAACTTTCATCACATTCTCCAAAAAGATTTGAGGAGATGAGCTGTTAAGCTACATTCTCCTGTAAAATTTGTTCACAACGCCCATATGTTAGCACACACAACATCCTCTTGCAAGCACAATTTTCTTTGACATTTCTTGAAGCGTGTGCTACTCTCCGAACATGAACAAACAAGAAGGAACATACATGACAAAGGAAATTTATGAGTAAATTTACACCAAAAGGCTATCCTACAGGAAGTGTTGTACAAGTGATTTCAGTGGGTAAAGACTCAACACATTTATTTCTGAAATGTGGACAAACAATTGCACCACGATATGAGATGAACGGAAACCGTTTCTATAATGTTGATATTCCTTTCAACAATAGTGATTTTTCAATTTATTTTGATCACGGTTTGAGGCTTGTACAACTTCCTGAACGTATTCAAAATTGGGTAAACAATAAGATTGTTTTGATGCTTGATCCTAGTAGTATTAATTTTCAGAAGATTCAACAACAATTGATTGAGGAGACTAAAAATGGATAAGGAACAATTAGAAAAAGTGTTGGACGCATTAGAGTACGCCAGCACTGAAATTAAACTGCTGGAAATGTATTTACATCGCTCCACTGCATCTGCACAAGTTGTGCTTCACAAGATTCAAACAGCTTGGGACATTGTTGCTAAAGAACTTTGTATTGAGGAGTTGAAATGATCGAACTACTTTATAAATTGTTTATTGGTCACAATCATAAATGGAAAATCATCCGACAAGGAACTATTGGGAATGGTGTAGGAGGTACTTGTGGAAATTGGTATGATCTTCGGTGTGAAGTTTGTGGAGATATTAAAATGAAAAGGAATGAATTATGATTTTAGAAGAAAAATACAGTGTTCGTCCTCCTTACCGCCGTTACACGGAAGATCCTTCTGACACAGATGAGTTTAAAATGGACAACAAACAAATTGATAAACTTACAAAAGAGTTATATGAACGGCACAAACCTGAAAAAGAACCTATAAATTTATGGAGACAATTTGAATGACATATGCATCTAAGTATTACAATATAAAATATGAATCATCAATAACAGATCAAGGATCATGGGGGACATGCGTCCCGTCATCTATTGTAGCTTCTCTTTATGAGATGATGAATCAAGCAGGACACCCTATCCCTGTGCTCTCTAGATTATTTTCTTATTACGATGGACGAGAGGCTTTAGGAACCACTTCGATTGATAGTGGTAATGTTGCGGCTGTCAATTTATATTTATCCGAATCCAATGGTATTGCCCCCGAATATGTTTGGAATTATACCGAGCAGAATCTATATGCAAAACCTCCACAATGGATGTATGACTACTTTGCAAAAGATTATAAAGTAGATATGTTCATGTCTTTGAATACTCTTCAGACTTCCGAGCAAATCAGAGATAATGTACTATCTTATTTAGCGCAGGGGAAGTCTGTTATTACAAGTTTCAAAGTTAGAGATTTCCTGTACAACGAGTCAGGAAGTTTATCGACACAGATTGGACATGGGAATGGTATAGTGCTTGGTAATCATTGTGTCAATATTATTGGGTGGGACAGCAATATTGATGGAGGTAGTTATATAATTCGTAATAGCTGGGGTGCAGATTGGGGTGATGGTGGATATGGAACGATTAGCTACACACAATTCGGATCGAATGCATTGTATGGCAATCAAGACTTGCTGGCTATGCAAGTTGTTACAGCAATGAGAGTAGATGGAGAAATTTACGACTTCAACTGGACTCCCATTAGACAAACACTGACAGAGCAGTATGTAACAATTTTTAATCGTCCTGCTGATTTAGATGGGATGAATTGGCATATCAGCAATAATCTTGCTGCTGTTGTTTATGAGACTGAATTTTCAGATATGTTGATAAATTCTTATGAAGGTTCTCTGTTGTACGGGGACAAGACAAATAGAGAGTTTGTGAACATGATGTATCATTCTATTCTAGACAGGGATGGAGAAACAGCAGGATTGGATTATTGGGAAGGAATCCTTAATCAAGGATATTCTAGAGGGTTTGTGTCTACACATATGTTAGCTGCAACAAAGCTTCCGGGCGGGGAAGGTCATGAAAGGTTTGAAAACAAAGTGGAAATGGCTATGTACACAACAATTACACATCAGTGGAATGGTAAAGCTGTAGAGGATGTGAAATACCATTTTGCACAAGTGACAGCGGATGATAATGCTTTGGAGATATTGAAGATTGGTATTCCTGACAGTTGGAGTGGTTGATATTGTTCAAACACCTGTTTAAAACTACACTATTCAGTTTACTTTTATTTACATCAAAAGCTCTCGTAGAGGATGCTCCTTCGGCGTTCTCTTGGGAGCTTTCTTGTTTAGCGGCAACAATTCATCAAGAGACAACCTTCAACAATTTGCAACAATCTCGTGCAGTGCTTGATGTTATCCTCTACAGGATGCACAAGAAAGGGATGACAGCGTGTGAAGTGGTGTTAGAGAAACATCAGTTCACTAATATGACAATGAAGAAAGTGCAGAAAGTTGATCTAGAAGGCTTGACAATGCTTCGGGAAGTGTCTATGCTAGAACCTGTGTGTAGGGAGTGTACTTTCTTCCATGACACGAGTGTTAGTCCTGAGTGGCAGCACAAGATGAAGAGAGTTGTAAAAATTGATAATATGGTATTTTATAGAAGGAAGTAGCCTGTCAGCTCTTCTCCTCATTAATATTCGGAGGAAGTAAAATGGAAAAGCAAGAAGCTAGCAAGAAGTTGAGTGAGTTGGTGGCAGAAGCCAAGCAAGCTCTGTTTGACGCATGTGACTTTGCACAAGAACACGGTTTGAGTTTTACATTTGAGCCTACTTACGGCATGGGTGGAACTTTCAACGGTAATGACGTAGGTAAAACCAACGAGTACGGAGAAGAGTCTGACGGTTGGTATGCTTCGTCTTTGAGTTGCTAATTAAGGAGAAGAAAATGGAAGAAATTATCATTGGTGGTTACACGATTGAAGAGCTGAAGAAAGTTCAAAAAGCTGTACAGAAAGATGCAAGTAAACATATGGCAGATTTTCAGTCTAAAGCAGAAACAGCAATGCACGAAATTATTGCTCATGCAAAAAGTGTAGAAGATAGTGATGATGAGGATGCCCAAATTGACAGCGCTTTGGTAGAAAGTTTGGCGAAAGTTGCAGACGAGAGTTTGCGTATGGTAGAGTTGATTGCAGGTATTTCTGGTGTAGAATACTACTTGCTCTACTCTGAAGATTGGGGTGACAATGGGGATGTGTGGAGTAATTTGCTAGAAGAAGCTGGTGTTGAAAATGAGTATGACTCTACAACTTCTTTGGGTAAGCTGTTCGGTATTCTGGAAGATATGGAATATCAATCTCGTAACTGGCACAGTTCAAGTTGCTGATGCCTGTTCCTGACTTTAAAAGAAATAATCTTTGGGTTCAATCCTTTAGATTGAATGGTTTAAAAACTAATACTATATCTGGCTCGGTATGGCAAGCCATTCAGCAAAGATGTAAACAAGGTCCTGTTCGACAAAAGTCTGCAACAAGTTACATAGGGGTTGAAAATCACTTTGAAAATTTTCAATTATTTACTGACTGGTACACCACACAGATAGGTTATGGAAAAGGGTATCACATTGACAAAGATATTTTATTTCCGGGAAATTACTACTATTCTTCCGAGGTATGTGTATTAGTCCCTCAATGTATTAATAATCTAATACAGTCTACACAAAGGAAATTTGATCTCCCTACGGGTGTTTACAGAAACGGACACAACTTTAGGGCTTGCATAACAATAGATAATGAACAAATCTATCTAGGTACTTATGAAACAATAGAAAAAGCACAAGATGTCTATTTAGAAAACAAAATAGAGTATGTAAAACAAGTGGCAGAAAATTGGAAAAACGAAATTGATCCAAGATTATACAATGCTCTTCAGGAGCCAACAAAATTAATACTTTTTAAAGGTAAAAAATGACTAATGTAACTATCTCTAAAGCACGCTACGAAGAACTGATGAAGAAAGCTGGTGTAACCCCTATTAGCCAGAAAGAAGGTTCAAAGCTTGTTGCAGAGAAAACTGCTGCAATTAAAAATCTCTTGAAAGAAATTAAAGAGGTTGTGGAACTTTCTGGCGTACAAGTTAAGCTTGGATACGAACTGGAAGAGTTTGTTGAAGAAGTTGACAGCTTGCATCCTAATTGGCAATCTTCGTCTTATCACTGCTAAGGAGAATTAATATGAACAAGCAAGAAGTTGTTGAAATTATTGCACAACAAATTGAAGAAGCTAAAAACATTCTGAATTCTGCAGGACAATTGGCCCGTGACAATGGAATTGAATTCAATTTTGTAGAAAACGTGCGAGAGCTTTACGAGGATGTTACTGAAGAGTACGTGGATTGGTATGCTTCTTCGTGCTAATTGAAAGGACTTAAAATGTTGCTCATTGGCAGCTTGGCTATTCAACATCACATCCCTTGGCGTAAAGCTAATGACGTTGATCTTGTAGGAACGTACGAAGAATGGGAAGCTTATAGGAAGTCTAAACAGGATGTTGTTGCTTGCTTTCCTATCTCATCAGGAAAGAGTTTCTACATGAAACAAAAAGACGGAACAATCACTGAGTGTGAAATTGTTTGGGAAGGCTCTCGTGCAGAAAAACTCATCAAGTTTGTTGAGAGCCAGACTGACAATGTTGTGACAGAGGATGGCTTGATTGTTCCGTCGCTTGATGTTTTGTATTTGCTCAAAGAGTCGCACAAGTATCTAAAAGACTCTCCACATTTCTTGAAAACTATGGAAGATATTCATTCACTGAGAAAAGCTGGAGCTAAAATTCGTGATGAGCATCAATCGTTTCTGAAAGAGCGGGAGAAGGATACTTATACATACTCTCACCCTTCATTAAAAACTTCTAAAATGGATTTCTTTGACAATGACCGTACAGGTGTAAAACAGATTTTTGTGCACGACCAAGTGCATCAAGCTGTAAAGCGACTGCATAAACCGGCTTATGAGTTCTTCAAAGAAGATACTTCTGAAGTGTTTTGCTCCAAAGAATTGTTTGATAAGTGTGATGAACAAGTTAAACTACTTTCTGTACTTGAAGAGGCAATGACCTTGGCCATTGAGAGAAGTTTATCTGTGTTTCCCGGTAAGAAGACACCCCGAGAAGCTTTTGAAATGGCTATGATAAAGGTTTGTTCATCAATAGCTTCAGGCTGGTGGCGAGAGTATGCGTGGAACAATTACACCAATGTATTCAATTTGTATGAAGAAGATTGGTATGACAAATTCCTTGACAAAGTTAATAAAGGTGAAGTAGCTTACAATACTTGACAAGAATCAACATTCATGTTATACTTGAATTTTATCAAGAAAGATATAACATGAATTATCAAGACTGTACCATAGAAGAACTTGTGGAGCACGTTCTCTCCAGCACTGTTGCAGCGATCACACAACAACTTTCGTATTACCGGAAGAAAGAGGATTTGGAAGTTGTTGAAAAGATTCTGAGAGCAAGGATACTTGCAAAACAGAAGAAGTTGCAACAGCAGTTGGAGGGTCTGTGATGGATTGGAAAGCGTTGTTTATTTATGATGAAACATCTCCTAGTTGTTTAATTTGGAATCCTAATAGAGTTTATAAGTACAAACGTTCAAAGCAAGACGGTAAACAGGCAGGTACATTTTCAAGAGGTATTAGACAGAAATACTACAGAGTAAATGTTAAATATTTTGACAGAAACAAAAGAGTCATGGTGCACCGAATTATATGGGAAATGTTTAATTTTCCTATACCTCATGGGTTTGAGATTGATCATATAGACGGAGATAGCTCTAACAACAGGATTGAAAATCTTAGATGTGTTCCCATGACCAAGAACAAAAGAAATGCTACAAAACCAAATAAACATGGTTTAACAGGTGTATCAATTACGGATAACGGAGGTGACAGATTGTATGCAACCGCATCTTGGACAGAAAATAAGAAACAAAAATCAAAAAGGTTTTCTATAGATGACTTTGGCTATGAGGAAGCTATGAGACTTGCTAAAGAATACAGGTTAAAAATGATCGAAGAACTTAATGCACAAGGTGCTGGTTACACAGAAAGGCACATACATGAAACTGTTGAAGTCAGTGTTTGGAAATAAGGAAGTAGCATGACTAAAATTTACGGAATCATAGACAAAGAGACAAACTCTTTCGTAGAATTTAATGGTCGCTCTTGCTGGAAGTCTACAGGTGGTGCTAAACTGTCTTATGCAGAAGCCACTGTGTATTTTGATGGTAGCAGGTGGATCAAGAAGAAATTTGATGATCAAGCACGTTATGAAATTGTTGAGTTGACGGAAGTTTATTTTCGACTGGAGGGGCTGGAGAAATGACATACAATGTTGTACTATCTGGATTTGAAACAAAAGAACAAGCTGAAGAGTTTGTGTCATGGTATGGTAATTCAGGAGAACAAGATTTTGGAAATCATCTGGATCATCAGGATTGTGGAATGTCTTTTGCATCGGTGGATTACTATAAAACTCCCTCTTGGTTTGGTGACAATTTGGTAACACATTTGAATATTTTTAAAAAGGATGATGACGAATGAAAGAAGTATTCTGGTTTATTTTTAGTGTTTGTGTAGCAATGGTTGGCTACACGATTCATCACAGCATCTTCTGGAGCATTGTTGATTTCTTCTTTGCTCCTTTGGCTATTGTAAAATGGCTGATTTGTCATGAATTGACTTTTGAGATTATTCGACAGACGTTCAGTTTCTTGGGGAATTAATATGGACGACAACGGTTTGGTAACAATCACTAAATCAGAGTATGACTATCTCAAATTGCGGGATGAATTCTTGGAACATGCTTTCGATTTGATCCCTAATATTGATGATATGTGGTTTGAATATGAAGCTGATTGGGAGAGTGAACAATGAGTTGGAACATTCGTTTGTGGCAGCTTAAAACTAAAACTGGTGAAACCTATTTGGAAGCAAAAGAAACCTATTACAATTCCAAGGGAGAAATTTGTGCTTGTACAGAAAACCCTGTGAATATTTGTGGAGATTCTGTAGAAGACATTCTCGAATATCTTGAACTTCTAAAACGTGACATTGAACGTAGTAAAGAAGATATTCTCGTAGATGATGGGTTTATTTTCGCCCCATGGAGCCATGAGGAATCTTTTCCTGTTGATTTGACAGAATTGGGATTAGATAATGCCTAATTACTACGTAACCATCACATATTATGTTGAAGCAGAGAGTGAAGAAGATGCTGAACGAATTGTTGTAGAGAATGGTTCCTGCACTGATGGAATTCTTGAGTATGGTAGTGTAACTGTGGAGGAAGATTGTGATGACTAAATATGCAATTTCAATTACAACCATCGTTGATGTTGACAGCTACGAAGACGCACATGACTTCGGAGAACATTTGGTAGATTATCTAGAATTACACTACGCTACAGAAGATACACATTATTGGGATGTTGAGGAACTGGAAGGAGATGAGGAAAATGAGTAAGAAACGTCTCATTGTAGGAATTATTTTCATAATCATATTCCTTCCTGTTTTTATTGCTGGTGTTATGTTTGATTCTATTCAACGTTACTTCAACAGTGGCAAGGATGTTGGAGGAGATATTTTTAACTGGCTTGACAAGAAACTAGGAGAATAAAATGCACGAAGTCATCTCTTTATTTATAGCTGCATTGACAATTGCATTTATCGTTTCAATGTTGCGAATTGGTGCTGCGGAGAATACTATTCTGAAAGCTGTTGCTTGGAGTGTTGCTGCGGCTATTACGGGGTCGATTGTGATTCTACAAATTATGGGGGTGTTGCTGTGAGTTGCCATGAATTTCGTATTCAACATGATCCAAATTATGTTTCCGAATACGACAGAATGTTCAAAGGTAATTGGACAAAAACGTCTACGCCTCACGTTTGGTTTTGTGAAGAAAGAGGATTGTACACTTGGAATGATGAAGCAGAAATGTTTACTGATTTGTACTCATCCCAACAAGAGGCTACAGAAGCTATGGAATATTATGTTAAACATGTGCTGGGGCCATGATGCCTGTTACAATCACATTTCACAAAGTGAGTGAAAAGAAGCCGGAACATCAGCAATCCATCATTTGGCTTAAAACAACATATTCTTTCGGATATCAAGGGTTTGAGCCAAGAGAGATTCAAGCAGATTATGTTTGGGAAAATGTTGACGAAGATGGTAGGATCAATGGGTGTGCAGCTTGTTTTGATCCTGAGACAGAAGATGTTAATGATCCAGAACAGATTATAAATGGGGAACGCTGGAAATTGTTTCTTCTGTTTGATGGTTGGTGTGCACATGAAAATGATTTGTGGGTTGATGTTGATGAGTATTGGAAATGTTTTGAGGAGGAAGAATGACGTTTAAAGCTAAGCTAATTGCTGTAACTAAAGGTGTTGTAGAAGGTATTGATTCTGCACAAGAATTGATTGCGTATTGTGCTCGTGTATCTAATCCATCTAATCAGATGAATATGGATACAGCAGAGAAGTTGTTGACGTATCTTCGCAAACACAAACATTGGTCCCCTTTGGACATGGCAAATGCTGTGGTAGAAGTTGAGTGTCCTCGTGACATCATGCGCCAATTGCTGCGCCACTGGAGTCTTCGACCACAAGAGTTCTCGCAACGTTATGCGGATGTAACTGCGCTTGGGGATTGTTTTGTACTTCGGGAAGCCCGCAAACAAGATAGTAAGAATCGTCAGAATAGCATTCGTTTCAATCTAGAAGATGAAGAGGAAAGTTTTATCTACAATGACTGGAATCGCCGTCAACAGGAAATTCTTACTCTGGTGGAAGAACACTATCGCTGGGGAATTGAGGCAGGTATTGCTAAAGAGTGCTGTCGTGTTATCCTTCCTGAAGGAAATACAATGTCTCGTGCGTATTTTAACGGTACAATCCGAAGTTGGATTCATTATCTGGAAGTAAGGATTGATGAAGGCGTAACTCAAGATGAGCATGTACTAGTTGCTAAATTGATTGCTGAACAAATCAACCAAGTATTTAAGGTTACTCCCTGAAAGGTCGTGATGAACAAACTACTAATTTCTATTCTGTTGTCTATCTCCGCATTCGCCGCACAAGCTGAATGCTATTCCGAAGGTATTCGCTCTGGTATTGTGCAGAAATTCTCTAGCAAAGGGCTTGTGAACAAATCTTGGGAAGGTGAAATGGTACAAGATGGCATTCGCACGAAACAAAATAGTGGCATTACAAACATTTGGAAATTCTCTGTTCTGAAGCCTGAAGTGGCTAAGAAGATTGAAACGTTGATGTTTGATGGTAAACCTGTTACAGTGAAATACTGCCAGAGTTTTATTCGTAATCCTCTGGTGTCAAACACTAATTATGAAGTGGTGGATGTGAAATGAATAATGACGAACCTTACACACTTCTTATAGGTATTGAAGCAGAGTGGTATGACGAAGGAATGATAGCATGGGATGATGGATTTGATTTGAAAGACTGTCCTTATTCAGAAGACACAGAACCTCGTGCATTTTGGATGAAGGGTTATTTTGATGCACTAGATGAGGGAAAATAAATCATGTTAGTTTACATTTTAGCCGTTCTCCTACAAACCACTCCCCTTTCTGTCTTCGCTCATGTACAATACTACGATACAGAGAGTGAATGTCAAGAAGCTGCAAAGAAGATGAGGGAGAGTGTTCCAGCGGAGAAAAAGAATTCTGTTGGTTGTCTTGTGCTTGTTGTGAATACTAAGGAGGCTTGATTTGGTGAAGCGATATTCTTTAGAACCTGTCTATGTCCAATTGACGTACGACTACGGGGAAAATCAAAACAAGATGGTGGAAAATTCTAAAGGAGACTATGTCTTGTTCGATGATTACGAAGATAAATTGTTGGATGCTAAGTATGATTATGATCAATTGCAGAAAAGGTATGATGCACTTGTTTACAAACTTGGCGAATTGTATCAGGAGGCTTGAATGATTTCTAAAGTTAGTATTACATACGACGATGAGAAGGTTTGTGGGTATATTGAAGACAATAGACACCGAATGTGGCTTGTTGCGTCAATTGAGAAAGATTTCTCATCTAAGGAAATTGCACAAGAAATTTTAGATTTGGTTGCTGCACTGAACGTTCCTGTTACAATGTCTTATGCATATGAGGATGATCCTACGTGAAATACATTCTAACCTATCTCCCCGTATCCCTCGTCCATTCCAACAAGCCACGAGTGTTCGAGAGTGAATATGATGCTCGTGTCCACTTGCTTTTACACATTTGTGATGATTGTTTGAAGGGATTTTGTTGGGAGGATGAGACAGACGAACGTGAAGAACCTCCTGATGTGAATGATATTCTCAGTTTGCTCGGGACGTGTTGCGGCTGTGAATGGAGTTACGAGGAAATTGAATGAATCTTATTGAACGAGCTTTTAAACTTGCACGAGAAAATCCTGAAGCAAGGATTTTGTACATTACTCGTCTTCCCAAAGATGTAATACATAGTTTGTCACCAGAAATGCGTGGTGATTGGATTTTCTACAATCAAAGTAATAGGTTAGTGTTCAACAATGAGTCTAGAATTCAGTTTATGAATGAGGACTTTGTTAAGAATTATCTATACGGTGCTCAATGTTCACACATCATGCTTGATATGATGTATCCTGACAGAGAGCTTCATGACTTATGTAGAGTAAGGATTCGTTCGCATATCAAGCACAAAGATATGGGCGTGTATGATTTGTATGGTGCGTATATTCTCTATTAGGAGATTGAATGAAAACTAAAATAACTGTTGCAGGGTTAGGTGGTGGGATTAACTTTGAAATGAAGATTATTGAGAAGGCCCTTCGTGATGCAGGTTGCAAAGTAGAAGTTGTAAATTCTGCTGCTGACTGGATATGCTCACAAGGGAACGCCTATGTACCAAGAATTGTCTTGCACAATTTTGAAAATCCTAACACCGCAACAGAAGTTGAATTAATTGCTGATCATATTCCTTGGGGTGGTTGATGACAAAATACGTTGAATGGGTAGAACCTTGACAGTATGGTGGATTGTCTTTTGAGCATGTAAATTGTATTAGTCGCATGAAAGTTGAGGATGCAATAAAGTATCAACGTGGGTATGCTTCATATAAACATGGCCACTGGTATGATAGTGATGAAGATGCTTTGTATGATTTCATTACTACACATTGGGCTGTTGTGAGGGAATATGATGAGTGATTATTGGGAGGGGTGATTGAGAACTACGGAACCTTGTCCACAATGTAGGAAGAAAGGTTGACAAAAAGGTGTATAGGTGTTAAACTGTAAATTTACAATTGTAGGAGTACACCTTGAAATTTAAAGATTTGACTGGTAATAAATATGGAAGGTTGACTGTATTAGGAGTTTCGCACAAAGACAAGCACGGTATGTACTATTGGAACTGTGTATGTGAATGTGGTAATACAAATTCGGTGGCTAGAAGTGCGCTTCAACAAGGGGCAACTAAGAGTTGTGGGTGCTTTGCTCAAGAAAATAGGGTGAACTCCAACACCACACATGGCATGTCGAAAACGCCTGTATACGCTGTGTGGCATGAAATGGTAAACAGAGCAACTAACCCAAAACACAAACACAGTAAATACTACAGTGAAAGAGGTATATCCGTATCTAATGACTGGTTAGAGTTTGAGAATTTTTACCGAGATATGGGCGATAGGCCGGAAGGTTCTTGGCTTGAAAGGGTTGACAATTCAGAAGGGTACAGTAAAGAGAATTGTGTCTGGAGTGATGTATCCTCTCAATGCTCTAATCGTAGAAGTTTAAAGAATACGTCTGGCCGTATTGGCGTTTATTGGGAATCAGAAGTTGGTCGGTGGAAGACGTCAATGATAGTAAAAGGAAAACAAGTGGCAGGTAAACGGTTCGATGACTATCAGGAAGCTTGCAACTACATAGAAAAGTTAGAGTTAGATTATTTAGGATATAGCAGATCAGAGGGGTTTATTGATGTCTGATTACATCATTGGCAAGAATCCTTGTCCTAAATGCCGATCTTCAGGGGGAGACAGAGCCGGTGATAATTTTAGTTACTACGGAGAAGGAAGAGGTGGTTTTTGTTTTAGCTGCGGATACACCTTACCTTCAGACGAGCATATTGCTGCCAGAGGACTTGATGATTACGAATACAATGATTGTGAGATTATGACGAAAGAGTTGATTACAGAAGCGGAAGTAGAGCAGTTAAAATCTTATACTGGTGTGAATGGTAAAGGGTGCCGTAGTATTTCTGATGAAATCTACAAAGCATATGCTTGCCGTTTTAAATATTCTGAAGAAACAAACGAAGTAGAAGAAGTTTTCTACCCTTACACTGAAAATTTTAAGGCAGCGGGTTATAAGGTTCGTAAGCTGCCAAAAGAGTTCTACAGCGTGGGTAAGATCGGGAAAGACTCAGACTTGTTTGGGCAATGGCGGTGGAAGAGCGCTCAAGGGAAGTATGTCCTAATTACTGCCGGTGAAGTTGACTGTTTGAGTGCTCACATGATGCTTGAGAATTACCGCAAGAGTAAAGGTAGTGACTACGACCCTATTCCAGTTGTTTCAAGTGGTATTGGAGAAAGTGGAAGCTACAAACAAATTCAAAAACATTATGAGTGGCTAAACAATTTCGACAAGATTGTTGTATGCTATGACAACGATGAAGCTGGTAAGGAAGCTGTAAAGAAGCTTGTAGATGTTCTTCCAAAAGGCAAGATGTTTGTTATGAAGCTTGCTTTGAAAGATGCTAATGAATATCTGGAGAAGGGTAAGGAAAAGCAATTTATAAAGTTGTTTTATGATGCACCTGCTTATAGTCCTGATGGGATTATCGGTAGCGACAGTTTGATGGATAAAATCATTGAACAGGCCAAAACACCAAAGATTCCTTTGCCACCATTTATGCACAAAGTTCAAAAGCAAATGGCAGGCGGCATTCCTCTCGGAGTTATTGTAAATCTTGCTTCGGCTTCTGGCACTGGTAAGAGTACAATTGTTGACGAATGTACATACTATTGGGTGTTCCATAGCCCTCACCGTATTGGAGTTGTCACTTTAGAGAGTGACAGCGGCCAGTATGGTACGAAAATTCTTTCTCGCCACATTGGTTGTAAGATTGATTTGATTGAGGATGTAGATGAGAAAGTTGCTTTCTTGCAGAGTGAAGAAGTTCAAGAAAAAGCAAAACAATTGTGGTACAATGAAGACGGTACTCCACGTTGGCATCTTGTAGAGGAACGTGATGGCGGTTTAGAGAGTTTGAAAGAGCTTATCATGAATCTCATCATTGCCTGTGGTTGCAAGGTGATTGAGCTTGATCCATTGCAGGACATCCTTGATGGGTTGAGTAACGAAGATCAAGCTGTGTTCATGCGTTGGATGAAAGGGATGGTGAAGAGTCACAATGTCACTTTTATCTGCGTGAATCATGTACGTAAGAGCGGGAGTGGACAAAAGGCTAATTCTACTGGTGCCAACATGCATGAAGAGGATATCCATGGGTCTTCGGCAATTCTGAAGTCTGGTGCTTGCAACCTAATCTTCACTCGTAATAAAGAAGCTGAAGACGAAATTGAAAGGAACACCACTTATATGAAGATGAGTAAATGCCGTTGGACAGGTCGGACAGGTATGAGTGGTGAATACTATTACGACAACACTTCGCATACAATGTGGGATAAAGAGGATTGGTTAATGGCTAATCCGCAACTTTAAGATTTGACAATATACTAGATTTACTGTATAATGACTACTAGATTAACTTTAAAAGGTTTATTATGAACACAGTAGATTTAGTAGAAGATTGGCGTGATGTTGTTGGCTATGAAGATAGATATGAAATTTCAAATTTTGGGAATCTTCGATCTAAATCATATTTAAAGAAGGGGAGAAACGTAAATGGAGAATTTTCTTTTATAACTCAACCCCGCCTGATGAAACCAACGGTAAACGGAAATGGTTATCTGTCTGTTTATTTATCTAGAGATGGTGAAAGTGCCAATTTTGTGATTCATCGTCTTGTGGCAATTACCTTTTTAGAAAACCCAGACAACTTACCAGTTGTTAATCACAAAGATTGTGACAAAACAAACAACAGGGTAGATAATTTGGAGTGGTGTACGCAACAACATAACGTAAAACATAGTTATGAGAGTGGTACTAAAACTAACCTAGGGGATAAACACCCACGGAGGGTTTTAAATAGCGAAATTGTGTGTAAGATGAGGAAAATGTTCTCAGAAGGAATTGGTGTACAAAAAATAGCTGATCATTTTGGGTTCAGATATGATACAACTAAATCTGCAATCACAGGAAAGAATTGGGGGCATGTTGTGTGTGACGTTTAAGGTAATTTATGAATAATATTTACGCTGCTGATATTGAAACGAGTGGGCTTATTGATGATATGATTCGTCAAAGCAACCCTCGTTTGCATAACCTTGGATTGATTGCTGTAGACACTAAAAAAGAAAGCTTGTTTGAGGGAAGTCAAAGAGGGGAGATTCAAGCTTTCTTTGATACCGGACCTACACTTATTATGCACAATGGTAAGTTGTTTGACATTGAAGCTTTGACATTTCTTGGATACGACGTAAGTAAGGTTAAAATAATTGACACACTACCACTCAGTTGGTATTTGGAACCTCAAAGACTGAAACACGGTCTTGCAGAGTGGGGGGAGTTTTTTGGAGTACCTAAACCTAAAATTGAAGATTGGGAAAATCAAACACAAGAAGAGTACAATCATCGGGTGATGGAAGACTGCAAGATTCAATTGAGTTTGTGGAAGTATTTGCAGGGCAAGTTGAGGGTGCTGTACGGAGATGCAGAGGGTTCATACGACAGGTTTGTTAGCTACTTGATGTGGAAGATGGACGAGCTTGTAATGCAACAACGCAACCGTTGGAAGCTTGATGTAGAGGCAGCAAAGAATTTGCAGAAAGAACTTGAAAAAGCTATTGAAGATAAAGTGGTTGCATTGACAGAGGTGATGCCGAAGGTTCCTGTGAAAGTGATTAAATCCCGTCCAGCAAAACCATTTAAAAAGAATGGTGATCTTTCTTCTGCTGGAGAAAAGTGGAAAGAACTTACTGAATCACTTGGGCTTCCTTTTGAACACAAGGCTGATATTGAAGTTATCAAAGAGTGGAAAGATGGCAACCCTGCATCTTCATCACAAATAAAAATGTGGTTAGACAGTTTAGGATGGGAGGCTCAGACATTCAAGTTCGTTCGTGAAGAGGATGGCACAACTAGGCAAATCCCACAGATTAATTTGAAAGGTGGTGAAGTTTGCCAGTCTGTTAAAGACTTGATTCCTAAGTGTGCAGGTATTGAACATATTGCAGGCTTGGGTATTTTGAATCATCGTGTTGGTGTAGTGAAAGGTTTTCTTCGTGATGCTGTGAATGGAGAAGTTACAGCAAGGGCAAGTGGCTTTACAAATACACTTCGTCTAACTCACAAAGAGTGCGTGAATCTTCCGTCATTGCGGGTTAAGTATGGCAAGGAATTGCGTGGATTGTTGATGGCACGTCCGGGCAAAATACTACTTGGCTCTGACTTATCTAGTCTTGAGGATCGATTGAAACACCACTTTCAGTGGAAACTGGACCCGGAATACGTCAAGACTCAAATGACAAAAGGTTTCGACCCTCATTTGACTATTGCAACTATTGCAGGATTAATTTCCAAAGAAGACGCTGATTGGTATGTTTGGTACAAAGGACAAGAACACCATAATCCCGAGGATGATAAGCGATTTGCAAAGCTTGATGAGATTCGTGCAACAGGTAAAAGCACTAACTACGCATGTCAATACGGGGCTGGTGTAAAAACTATTGCACGTACTGCTAAAGTGTCGGAGAGAGTTGCTAAGAAGCTTCATGAGGCATATCATAAGATGAACTGGTCTATTGCAAAAATTGCTTCTATGACTCTTGTGAAGAAAACTTCTTTCGGGATGTGGCAACAGAATCCTATCAACAAATTCTGGTACTCTCTGCGAGAAGAGAAGGACAGGTTTTCTACTTTGATTCAAGGCAGTGGTAGTTATATTCTTGATATTTGGTTGTACCATGCAAAGAAGCTTGCAGAGAAACGAGGGTTGGATTTTAAACTCTTAGGTCAGTTCCATAAACTCATTGTGGCCTTGTAGAGTAATCTACATTGAATAACCCCTCTAATTGCTGGAAACCCTTCTAGGGCAATCAGCAGCGAAGCTCTTTTAAGAGAACGTTCAGAGACTAGCCGTAAGGCGTAGGTTCCAAGTGGAATCGAAACGGGGGGCATCCTACGGGATGGTGATATAGTCCGACACTCTTAGTAATGGGAGGGCGCTCTAACGAAGCGCAGAACAAGACTGGATGAAAAGATTTTAGAGCTAGATGAAGACAAACAACCTGAATATAAAACTCTTGTAGAAGATGCTATGCAAGCTGTGAACAATCAGTTGAAGTTGAACAGGGAGTTAGCTTGCGATATTAATTTTGGTACAAAATACTCTGATATTCACTAAAGGAACAACATGAAAGTTAAACAATTGATTGAACTCCTCCAACAACACGATCCAGAATTGGAAGTGTACGTGTATGCTGATCATGGTCAACTTCCTGAACGTGCTTTTGCTCCTCACGTTATTTGGACAGATGATTTGAGTTACAGTTTGGATAGCTACACTAGTCACGAAGATGAGGCTGAAGAATACGAACTAACAAAGAAAGCGATTTTGATATGAACAGGAAAATTTTTGCATATACAGAAACAAATGGTAAGGCTTATCCCGGATATGTGTCCCTCAACGAACGTAAAGGGAAATACTATCTAACTGTTCGCGGCAGTGGAATGCAATGCGGGCAAGAGTTAGAAATCCCTCTTGAAAAAGTTCATGAACTTGAATATGCGATATTTGAAAAGGTGGCCTGATGCCTACAACCAACAAACAACTCCAAGAATGGCTTAAACGCTTTCCTGACGATTGCACTATCGATGTTGTGTTAGCCAAAGAACGTCATCACGGATATTATCAAGGACACGATATTTATGAAACAGAACTAGTTCTTCCTGACACCAAACAAGAAGACCTCAAATGGAGCAATTCAACATTCGACACATTAGAGTTTGCTGATTTGCATTACGAATATGACAATCCGAGTGCTACACGAGTGAAACGAATTATACTTGGTAGGAGTGATCTCTAATGAACCTTGAAGATTACGTCTGGATAGGCGGTAAGAAGAAATGGCAGAAAGTGCCTGTCAGATTGATTAAACAGTGGGAGAAAAACAATGAATGATATTGAACGAGATTATTACGAAGAGTGGATTGACAGCTATGGCGAACACAATGTTGACCGTGCATTGCGGATTGCACAGACACACGCACTATTAAACCCTGAAAAATATGTCACTCCTACTGACTTCCTCCCTCATCGTTGGGTAATTGGTGCTATTCTGGAAGCTGTTTGGACCGAACGTACTGCTGGAGTTTTTGATTGAGAACTTATGACCGTTTATCAAAACGTGAAGCCAAACCTCTGCTGGAATCTGCAACAAAAGCAGTTTTACTAAAGCTTGACAGCTTCCGCTTCAAAACTAAACATAATGCTCTGTTTCCCCCAAATTTTCCACATAAGCGAAAAGTGGATGAAACAGACGCACATGTTACATGGCGAGTGCGTGCAGATAAAATGTTAGACTATTTACATAGCACAGGCCATTCTCCATATGACTACAAAACATTGATTGAACACATTCGCTCTGTAGATTTGCTTGCTATTGGGTTGACTAGCCAGTTTGGACGACTTCCGACAATACAAGGGGAATCGAATGATCTATAGCAACAACATCTCTTTCACAATTGAAGCTTGTGGAGAGGATAGAGAACTCTACGAAGTAGTTTATTGGTATGACAAAGGCAACTTCCGAACGTGGAACCCTTATACATGGGACGAACCACAAAGTTATGATGAAGTAGAAATTTTGTTTGTATATGACCTTGACAATGGACAGGATTGTTATACAATGATGACGGAAGATGAGATTGACCGTTTAGAGGTCATGTTACTGGAAAGAAACACAGGGGATATTTAAATGCTAGTCCTATATTTGATTTGTGTAATTTGGTGCTTGATTGCAATGGCGGCAGATTATTTAGCTTGTAAGCGTGTAATGACGTATGTAGATTTGATTGAATGTCTTGTTATTGCTGCTATTCCTGTTTTAAACATTGTTGTAGCAATTGGTGCTATGGTGCATACGGTTGCTCAGTGCAAGTGGAGGGTTTGAAATGTGGATAGTTGCTTGGGAAACAGAAATCGATATGGGCGAACATCATTATGATACTGAATATGAAGCTGCTACTTTCTATGATAGTTTCCATTATCTATTGAAACGGAGGAAGGATTTAGATGGTAAGGATTATATGATTATGATGTTTGAGGAGAAGGGCAATGGTAACGAAACGTAAGAAGGCTGTGACGAAAGAGGATTTCACACAGAAGCCTACAGATGTAGAAGTTTGGACTGATAGTGATTTCAAAGAGTATGTTAAATATGTGCAGACAGTTTACAATGTAGGGGATGACTTCGCTAAGAATCATCAATGGAAATGTTTGAATGACATGATTGATGACGTGTTGAGTGGGAAAATATTTGTAAATCCTACTTGACAGGACAAACAAAGTAGTGTAGGATGACGTTTCATATCCGCCAATAGCTCAGATGGATAGAGCACGGACCTTCTAAGTCCGTTGTCGCAAGTTCAAGTCTTGCTTGGCGGGCCAGAACAACGGACATTAGTACGCGATCTGTTCCCTTTGCATGTAAAGAGTCACATTGGGAGCGGAAACAGGTGGGAATCCTGTAATGTCCATCAAATCAACAAAGGTAAAAGATGTTCGTAGAACAGAAATATCATAAGATAGACTTCACGGATGAAGCAGCACACAAAGCTTTCAAGCAATATCTAGACAGCCTTCAGGCCACACTGAACACATTCGGATTGAGCTTTAACCGGGAGGCCGGGATTGTCAGCTACGCTTATTACATGGGAAATCACATCCTGTCCTTCACAAATGGACAACAAGTGATGACGAAGAAGATGCAGGATACTTTCGAGAAGTTTGTTAAGTTGGCTGAAGAGAGTATTAAGGAGAATGAAGATGTATAACACTAAACAAGAGTATTTTGATGCAATCACACAAGAAACATACCAAAAACCTGTTGTGCATTACAAACCTACAGAGTTGCCAATTCTTGTGGGAAATCGCGCAATAGTTATAACTGTAGATCATCCTGCTAGTTATTTGAATGATGCTCCATATGTTTATACAAGTATGGTTGTGGAGTATGATGCTGAGAGTGGTGTATTTGAAACATTGAATACGAAGTATGTTCCATTTAAGGAGGAAGTAAAATGAGTAAAGCAACGTTGTCCCAATCGGTAGCAATGCAGATTAGTAATTTCAATAAGAAGGTTATTACTGCTTATCATGAACACATCACTTATTGGAAGCAGGTCAAGCGGGATGCTGATCAGATAGGTGAAATCGGTACTGAGTATCAAGCTCACGAAGAATTGAAGTATTTGAAGAAAGAACTTGCTAAAATGGTGATTCAGCAGAAGCAACTGAAGGCTATTTTGCAAGGTAAGTGATTTCAAAGCAAGAGCTAAAAGCAAGTGCATTTATTAATTAAACAAGAGAAGGAAATATATGACTGAAAAGAAAAAGACGTTTGGTGTTATCGAAGGTACTCTGGTGTACGCGAAGATTGCTGAAGCCTCTCCTAAATATCAATCCAAAGACACTGAGTACACTATCAGTGTGATTGTGAATGAAGATGCAGCAGATGCTTGGGAAGCGGAATTCAAGAAACAACCGGCAAAGAAAGTTAAAACTGGTGAGTTTGAATCAAAGTATAAGATGTCACTGCCAGATCATCTGAAAGGTGAGAAGAACGTCTACGAAATTAAACTCAAGCGAGATGCTACGAAAGATGGTGAGCCGTTCTATCCTGAGAATCGTCCAAAAGTTTTTGTGGACTATGCTAACGGTGATCGTGTAGAAATTACTGAGTCGAGGTTGATTGCGAATGGTAGCTTTGGTAAAGTGTCTTATCGCATCAACAGTAATGACTTTGGAACGTTTGCAAAACTACAAAATGTCTTGATGACCGAAGATGGTTTCATTGAGTACGAATCGAAAGGTGGTGCTCCGGGTAGTGAGTTTGGTGAAGCTAAGGAAGTGAAAACTGAAGCTCCACGTAAAGCAGCTACTCAAGCTCGTGCAAACAAACAGAAACAAACTGTTGTAGAGCAAGAAGATGCTGACGAAACGGAAGACGCACCCTTCTGATGTAGCTTAAATTAAGCCCTGTTGTCCGAAAGGCTTCAGGGCTTTTCTTTTGGAGACATATGAGAAAACGTAAATATGACCTCTTTGTAGACTTCGACACACCTCTAGTTTCAGCGGCAGCAACGCAACAAGAGAACACAATTCTTGTCACACACATCCAATCTGGCAGAAAGAAACATTACAGTACACGAACAGATTTTAAGAATTGGTTGAAGGAAAATCCTAAATGGAAACCTTCTCAATTTGAGATTGAGGATTGTCAAACAGTTGTAGGTAGTGTTAGAAAAGCTGTAGACGGGTTGCTTGCACGAATGAGCGACATTGCTGATGCAAACCCTGTGAAAACTGTAAGATTTGGATTAGGAGGCCCGTACGGTAACTTCAGAGATAAAGTTGCAAGGATTCAACCTTATAAAGGTCAACGTCCGGCTAAACCTTTGCTGTTCAATGCAATTAAAGAGAGGTTGATTAAAGAAATCGGGTCTTACATTGTACAACCAAGTACAAACATTGAAACTGATGACATTGCATCTATTTGGTTGTACGAACACAAAGAATTTGGAGAGGATTCTGAGCGTTCTGTAATGCACTGTGACAAAGACCTTAATCAATGTGTGGGCTGGCACTCTGACTGGAAACGATGGGATGCTCAACCTTCTTATGTGAAGGATTTCGATGCTTTCTATCACATGTGCTGGCAAAGTCTTCGTGGGGATGCTTGTGACAACATACAAGGAATCCCATACGCCGTAGAGTCCGTTGTTGAGAAGTTTGGATTGCGTCGTGGAAAAGGTTTTGGTGAAGTCAGTGCCACTAAGTGTCTTTCGGATTGCACAACCAAAGAGCAGCTTGCACAACGTGTTGCTTGGATTTACAGAGAAACCTTTCAAGATGGATTGCTGGTGCCCGATGGAGGAACAATGTCGTGGATTGAAGTGATGGATGAAAACATGCAATTGTTGAAGATGCTAGACTACGTAGGGCAACAATATAAATTTAGTGAAGAATGGAATATTAAATGAGCTACAACCAATTGAGAGAATCTTTCCCCGAACACATGATCAATACAGCCGTAGAAGTCATCCGCGCCTGTATTGAAGACGATGACGAAAAACATTCTTATGTGGGAAATGTAGAAGAGTTCATTCCGCATAGTTATGTTGTGGCTGCTGTTTGTATTGCTATGCAGGAAAGCTACAAGAGTGGTTATGCAGATTGCTTTGCTCGGCATGGGAAGAAATGATGAATAGGAAACTAACCATAGTTAGCAACTGTGATGATTGGGAAGGTTTCTACGTAAATAATAAACTGAAGCTTGAGGGTCATTCCCTTCGACTCGATCAAGTGTTAGAAGTTCTTGGTTTTACTGTGGAATATATTGAATGTGATAATCAGTGGCTGTACGAGTACGGAGGTACTTTGCCGACAAACTTGGAGGATGTGGAATGAATAAAGACGACAAGCAAAAAGCAATCGTGGAAGCCGCTCAAGCGATTAAATCTATCACAGACAATTGGGTGACTCATGTTGAGTCTATCCGTCTACAAGCCCGTATGACCAAAGCCAAATACGACGCATACCGCGCAGAAGGCTTTAGCGAATCTGAAGCATTGTATTTGGTAGGAGTGTTGAAATGAAAATGCGACGGAAGAAACATCTTATCAAACGATATGAACCTAAATGGTTTTCTTTGTGGGTTGATGGCGTTTATGTCACAGGTAGTGAAGATTTCTTTCAAAAGTTGTTAGACTCAACAACGCAACGCGACTTGGAGAAAGACCGTTTCAAGAATGCCGGATTTACAGGAGGCACTTATACCTGTGCAAGCTGATAAAAAATTTTTCCAATGGTTGCGAAGCGGCTTGCGCAAGCTATCACAACGATGGCCTCCCGCATACGAAGCAATGAACAACGCTAAAGTTCCTTATGTTGGAGACAACAAACGTAAGAAATGGCTCTATCGTTGTGCTAAGTGTGCAGGGCTCTTCGATAGTAAATCTGTAGCATCGGACCACATCATTCCTTGCGGCTCTTTGTCTTGTAAAGAGGATATTGCAGGGTTTATTGAACGCTTGTTTGTTGATGTAGATGGATACCAGATATTATGCGATGGTTGCCATAATGTGAAAACTTACATGGACAAATACGGCGTGACAGAGGAACAAGCCAAAGAGGCATTGTTCATTGCGAAGATGTTAAAGAAAGACAATAAACAAGAACTTCAACAATTGCTTGACAGCCATGATTTTGTGTGTAAGAATAATGAACAGAGGAAAGAAGCTTTGAAGAAAATTTATCAAACAACTGAAAGAACTTGAAAATGAATGAATTCCGTGTAATGCATGATAGTGATGGTTATTACATCGTACAATTGATTGATGGGGCATATCTGCAAGCTTGTTCCAAATATCCCTCTCGACAAGCTCTAGAAAATGCTTTCAAGATTTTCATGGCAGCATTTGATAAGCCTACGTTGGAACAAGAATGAACAATTTCTCTTTCTATCATAAGTCAAATCCTTCTGTGATTTATGTTGCAGAGATGGTTGATGACAAATACAAAATCATGAGAAATGGGAAACTATTCACTACTTGTACTGTAGAGGAAGGTGATAACTTGGTTGATGTTGGAGAGTGGGTGGTTGTATGAATGAAGCACAAATTTGGAATCCTCAGAAAGAGATTGCAGAGTTGAAACATCGGGTATTGCTTTTGGAAGATACTGTAAAACAACTAAGTAAGGCTGTGCAACATTTGAGCACGGGCGGCATCACTTACGGTGGTATGCAGGTTGATCCTAGCTATATGGTGAATGCTCAACTTTGGGACAAAACAGGATTACCTGTTGGAGTAAAAACTGGAACTAGTTGGACAGCAGGCGGAGGTGGGAATATAACAGGTGTTTTTGGTGACGGGGCAGGAAATACTAAGGAGGATGAATGATTGAGCATAATACGTGGCAGGCACAGGCAGTTTCTCTAGCTAATACCAAAGTTCTTAGCTGGAGGCAGATTGCTGAGATTGTGAAAATTCCTCGCACGACTGTGAGTGATTTTCTGAGGAAGTATTATCGTGAGATGAGTGGCAAGGTGACTGAAACTTTGAAAACTTATGAGCGTGTAGACGGTTCCCCTAAGACACATCTAGTCATTCCAGACACACAAGTAAAGCCCGGAATCTCTTTTGATTATCTCCGTTGGATTGGTGAATACATTGTTCGTAAGCGTCCTGATGTTGTGGTTCACCTTGCTGACCATGCGGACATGCCTTCTTTATCATCGTATGATAAAGGTAAGAAGAGTGCCGAAGGCCGTCGCGTACAAGATGATATTGATTGGGCTGTTGGCGGCATGAAAGCTTTGTTGAAACCTTTGCGTGATTTGCAGGAACAGCAACGTGCAAATGGTGAGGAAGTTTATAATCCTCGTCTCGTATTGACTCTTGGAAATCATGAAGACCGTATCACTCGTCACGTAAATGCGAATCCTGAGTTGCATGGTTTCTTGAGTATTGATGACTTACAATACAAAGAACTTGGTTGGGAAGTTTATGATTTTCTCACTCCTGTAGAAGTAGATGGTATTGTATATTGCCACTACTTCCCTAACGTAATGACTGGTAAACCTCTTGGTGGTACAGCAGCTAACATGTTGAAGACGATTGGACAATCATTCACTATGGGGCATCGACAGTGCCTTGATGTGGCTACTAGGTTCTTGCCTGCAAATGGACAACAGCAATGGGGTATTGTGGCTGGTGCAGCGTACGTACATGAGGAAGACTACAAAGGTTTCCAAGGTAATAAACATTGGAGAGGACTGATTCTGAAACACAATGTTAAGAATGGCAGTTATGATCCTTTGTTTGTTAGTATGAAGTGGCTTGAAGAGGAGTATGGTAAATGATCGTAACAAAAGAACAAAGCAGTTATTGGGAAGGTTGTACGTACCAAGAAGTAGAAAACAACCTTCTTGCACATCGTTATTTGTATTATGTTTTAGCAGAGCCTGTAATGTCAGATTACACATACGATATGGCTGAAAATGAAGCACGAACTTTTTTGCCTGAATATAGTGTTATTCATGGAGTTGGAAGCCCTCTGGCATCCAGTTATTCTAAGGAAGTAGTTGCAATTGCGGAGGGGATGTTGAATTGAAACTAAAAATCAAAAAGATTCACCAAAAAGATATGCCGGAACCAATTACCCCAACCTATGCAACAGACGGTAGTGGTTGCTTCGATATCTACGCATATTGTCCAAATGCAAGTATTAACATGTACTCTAACACAACTGCTTTCTTTGACACAAAGCTAGAATTCGAAATTCCAGAAGGCTATGCAATGAAAGTGTATTCTCGCTCTGGCCACGGATTTAAACACAATGTTTCTCTTGTCAATGGTACAGGGATTATTGATAGTGACTATCGAGGTGAAGTGAAAGTGGGACTTGTGGCAGGGTTGACTACGGACCCGCTTCGTGTTAAACATGGGGATCGTATTGCACAAGCTATGCTGGTTCCTGTAGAACAAGTTGAATTTGAAGTGGTGCAGAAGCTTTCTGATACGAAGCGTGGTAAGGGTGGCTTCGGACACAGCGGGAATTGATATGAAAGAATTAAACGAGCTATTCGACTGGCTAGTAGATTTAGAAGAATCCGATTGTGATTGTTTCTATGACAGCTATGACGCAAAGAAGAATTTGTACAAGATTGAAGAGTATGTTGCAAATCTAGAACACGAACTGAATCTTAAAAGTTATCCAAGTTACATTGAACAACATCTTACAAAAGACATGGTAGACAAGTTCATCAGGAATCTCACTAAAGAGAAAGCGGAACAATTTCTTCTAGATTGTGGTATTGTTGAGAGGGATATTTACTCCAATCTTGTACTGGCAGAGAAGTTTGATCATTGACAGGCGAGAAAGATTGTGATATGATTTGTACTTTGAATTGAGAAAGGGAGAGATGAAACAACCCCGAATTAAAACACACACAGACAGTTATGTAGTACATTACCCTCAGTTTGTAGAGTATGCTCGCACACAACTAGAAAAATGTTTCTGGACAGCAGATGAAATTGCTATGGAAAAAGATAAGCAAGATATGCTTGTCAACATGACGGAAGCAGAAAAACATGCTGTCACTACTGCCCTGAAGCTCTTCCTGAAATACGAATTG